AAGGTGAAGTCGATGGACGCCACGTCGAGCCCGGTCTGAAGCAAGATCGTATTCGGGTCGTTGGGGAGCGCGTCCATCCGGTGGGCCCACAGCGTCATGTACGCCGGGCCCGGGTCGCCCTCGTCCCACAGCTCCCGGGCCACGAAGAAGTCGATGCTCTGCGTGGTGTCGGCCGGGCCGTTCAGGGTGTTCGTGGTGCCGTCCCAGTACGACAAGCCGACCTGGTAATACTGATCATTCGGGTACGTCGGGTCCTGCGAGCCGGGGCGGCCGACGCGCTGCGCCTGCCCCTCATTCGCCCAGATCTTCTGATTGGCGCCCTTGGTGTTGTTCAGGCCCCATGTGTACTGCTGCTGATCGGTGCTGAAGAAGTCGGGAGCGTCGGTGTCCGGGTCGCCGCCCACCGAGCCCATGACGAAGGGCATACCGCCGTGAATGATCATCTGGACGCGGTCGCCGCGCTGCCGGTCCTGGTATGCCTGCGAGCAGGCCACGCCGACGTAGCGGACGGCGCCGATGACGACGTTTACACTGCCGTCCCATCGCACGGCCGTGACCGTGCCGGTCTTCACCACGGTGGCGTTCACGTCGGCCTTCATCGACTTCGCGAACGCCTTCGACGGCTTCGAGCGCGTCGGCATCTTCTTGGGTGCCGCCCACTTCGGTGTCTTCGCCATGGTGATCAGCCTACGGGGTGGTGTAGTTGAAGGTCAGCTTGATGCCCGACTCGTAGTTGTAGCCGTAGTACGTCTTCGAGGTCGACGGGCCGGGCCCGAACACGATCCCCTTCGCGGTACCGGCCTGGAACTCCTTGCCGATGGTCGTCCCGAGCGACACGGTGTAGGTGTGCCCGGCCGAACAGGACGCCTTCTGCACCCGGTTGGTCTTCTCGCCGGTGACGCCACCCCACGTCGAAGGCGCCGACGTGGCCGCCGTGTTGTGGGTGCCGATGACCACGGTCATGCCCGCGTTGTAGTAGCTGAACTGCGTCTTGAAGGTCAGCGTGCAGCCGGTGATCGTCTTACCCGCGAGGTCGGCCGCGATCGTCGTGTACGGGAACATGATCGCGGAGCGGTTGTTGCCCCACGTCGAGCTGTAATAGCCCTGGTACATCTGCGTGGAGCTGTGCAGCGACCCGCTACCGCCGTACGCGGCGCCGTCCGTCAGGCTGTACGTCTTCGAGCCCGGGACCGGGTCCGGCGGGGGCGTGCCGCCGCCTCCGCCCGAGTCGCCGCCGGTGCCCGCGCCGGTGTCGGCGGTCGGGTCGTCGGCCCTCCACGGGTTGAACAGGGTCTCGTCCGACACGCTGATGTACGCGCTCTTCGCCGCGAGGGCCGCCGGGTTGAAGACGTCCTTCGGGGACCGGACCGCACAGGTCATCTCGGCCGCGCCCCACGAGTAGCTGATCGAGTCGAGTAGGTGCCGCTCGATCCGGTTGTCGTAGTTCTCCGCTTCGATCACGTCTCCGGCCTCCACAGCCGGGTTGAAGCGCGCGGAGAGGGCGAGCGAGTAGTGCAGCCCGAGCTTGTTCGCGAGCTGTGCGCGGGCCGCGAGCGCCGCCTGTACCTCGGTCCGGATCAGCGGGTTCTCGTACTGGAACGGCTTCACGCCGAACTTACCGGCGCCAACTCCCGGACGGGTCACGGGGTTTGGCCCCGCGTAGGTGATGGACGTGGGCTCGTTGTCCCACGCGTAGACCGGGCCCACGCTCGTCATGCCGTCCGTCGAGCTACCACCGGCCGCCACGACGTTGAAGACGTCGTCCCGGTCGAAGGCCCGGGAGACGGCCACCATGGCACCACCCTTCGCCACCCTCCACACGGGCGCGTCGGCCAGGGTGGGCACGGGCACGAACCGGAAGCCGCCGGACCAGTCGCAGTAAGCCTCTCCGCCGATCGCGCCCATGATGGACGGCGAGTCGTCGGGGCCGTCGATCAGGTTCCACCGGCCGGAGGTGAAGAAGCCGGTCGGGACCGGGTCGGTCACCAGAAGCCGGGAGTCCCAGTTGAAGCGGGCGTCCGGGACGGCCTCGCGGATCAGGATCTCGGCCTGCTGCCGGTAGTTCAGATACGGCTTGTCGGGGATGCGCCGCGTCTTGACGAAGTCGGCCTGCTGGACGTCGATCTCGAACGAGGACCCGGCGAGCTGGATCGAGTCCTCGTCCTCCTGCGCGGAGGTGATCGAGTAGTAGCCCTGCTGAATCCAGAAGACCGGGTTCCGGACGGTCTTGACCCCCAGGAAGATCCGCACGCGCGGGCCGTACGGGTGAATGCCGGTCTCGCCCACCTTGTAGTCCTTGGCGAACGTGCCGGAAAACTGCCAACGGGCCTGCTGCGTGCGGTCCTGCGTGTGCGAGCCGGACAGCGGCCGGAGCGGGAACCACGTCACCCAATCCGGGGACCACTCGATCCGGGGGATGAGCTGGAAGGGGTCGTTCAGTGCGGCCACGAGCCACGTGGGGAGGGTCTGCATCAGTACGGCTCCACTCCGGCGCTGTAGCGGCGGACGGCCAAGAGCATGAGGTCATCCGCGAACAGCGAGAGACCGGCGCCCGGGGTGCCGCCCATGACGAAAGCGATCGAAGCATACGCGGCACCGGCAGGGGCGACGTTCGTCTTGTCGAAGTCGATCCACACGTTCTGTGCCGGGCTGGACCGGAAGTCGGCGCGGGTGGTCATGTAGTTGTGATTCGCGTCGAAGAAGTTGGTGTCGATCTCGATCCCGCCGGGGGTGGACTGCGGCACCTGAAGGTGACCCACGGCGCGGTACGACCGGCCGGGGACGACCGGCATGTGCGCGGTCTCCGCGCGCGGGCTGGACCCGGTGCCACTGACGATCTTGCCTGCCCACGAGCCCGAGTAGACCGGGGTGTTTACACGGCTCACGGTCGCATTGATCTGGTTCCAGTCGGTGACCCCCGACTCGAAGTTCGGGTTCGCGTTCAGGGGGGTCGACTGGCCGTAGTCCTTGACGAGCTGGTACGTCTCGAAGGCCGCACGCCGGTCGGCGTACGACTTCCCCGGGACCGCGAGGGAGTGACCGGCGGACACCGGGCTTCCCATGCCGGTGAGCCCGATGGTCCACGCGTCGTAGCCGGAGTAGGCCGGGCCCACGCGCGAGGGCGCGATGTCCCCCACGAGGTAGTAGCCGGTCCGGCGCCGGTGCCGCTCCAGACCCACCACGTAGACCACGCTCGCATCGATCGCGGCCAAGAGCGCCTGATACTCGTCCTCGTCCTTCGTGAGCACCTGCATGGCCGTGTTGTAGCTCTTGCGCACGTCGGTGGTCACGGCGGGCTGAGACGCGCCCCAGACGTCCGCTGTGGCGTTCCGGGACGCCCACGCTCCGGCGCTCCAGTCGCTACAGCGCGCGGGCGTCGAGAGGTCCGGATCTTCGAGGTTCTTGATCCACACGCCGGGGGAGTTGAAGCCGCCGTCCGGCTCCCACGTGAGGACCGCGACCTTGTCCGTCTCGACGATCTGGTCCCCGCTCGCGGTCGGCGCCTCAGCCCAGTACACGATCTGCTGGCCGAACAAGACCTCGTCGTCGTAGGCGTGGAAGATCGCGCCGTACTGGCTGATCGAGTCGGCGCCCCGGACCGTCGAGACGGTGCCGTCCGGGGTCTGCTTGTAGATCGTGATCCGGAACGGGTTCGGCCAGTCGTAGCCGATCACCCCGATCATGCTGGTGTAGTCCACCCGGATGAAGACCCCGGCGGAGTTCGGCATGACCGTGGCCCTGATCCGGCCGTCCGGCGACTGCGCGTCCGTGGTCGGGGTCTGCGTGACCGGCTGACTGACGACGATGGGCATTACCGGCTCCCTGCTGCCTCGTTGACGACGTCGTTGATCGTCCCACGGGCAATGTCGTCCACGGTGGCTTCGAAGGACCCGTTCTCGGTCTTGATCGTGATCGTGTCCGGGAAGTTGACGATGACCGGCCGGGTGTTGCCCGAGCCGGAGCCCTGAAGCAGCCGCCGGGTGTCAGCGTGTGTAAACACCCGGTCGTTGCCGGAGGACGCCACCAGCTCCGCGCCCTTCTCGCCCACGAGGTTCAGGCCGGGCTTCATCACGCCGCCCTGGAAGTAGCCCTGCGGGGGCTTGTTGGCGTTGGCCTGCTGCACGCGGGTGATGTTGCCGTACCGGCTGACGATGTACCGGATGCTGGCCGCGACGTTGGCGATCGGGTTCAGGATACCGAGCGACTTCAGCGACTTCGGCACGTACGCATTGAAGGTCCCCGGGATGGTCTGCGTGAGGCCCTGCGAGGGGTGCCCGGCCTTCGCGTTCGAGTCCCAGTTGTTGATCGCGGACGCGTTCCAGCCGGACTCGCGGGTGATCAGCGTGTTCATGCCGGTCTCCCACTGCTCCTTCGTCCCGGGCGGCGGGACACCGGCGGCCTTCAGCGCCGCGTCGATGATCGCCTTGTGCTGGCCGCTCGGGATCTTGCCGCCGATCGCGCTGTACTTCTTGTCGTCCTTCGAGACGAAGTCCTTGATCCACTTCACGGGCGCGGTCGCCGCTCCGGCCACCAGCGACTCCCACGGCGGGGAGCCGGGGATGGCGCCCTTGATCCCGCCGGTCGCGGTCTTGATGATCGCGTTCAGGATCGGGTTCACGACGGCGCCGATGGCACCGCGCGCGAGGTCTTCGAGCTTCCCGAGCCCCCACTTGCCCGCTTCGGCCACGCCGTGCACGACCTTGCCGCCGGTCGCGTCCCACGCACCCCCCAGGGCGCCCAGAATGCCGCCTCCCGAGTCGAAGCGGTACGCGCCGCCCCCGGAGGTCGGGGAGAGCCTGCCGGGGCCCACACGGGCCCGTCCAGCGCTCGCGAAGGCCGCCCGCATCTGCGCGATGGCACGGTGGCCGCCCGCGTTCTTCACCTCGTCCTTGGTCCAGACGTGCTCACCGGGCATCATGAGCGCGTTCACGGAGTCGACTCCGGCCGCGCCGCCGGTGACCGGGCCACCGCGAGCGAACTTGATCTTGCCGACCGTGCCGAGTTCCTTCGACTTCAGGCCGACCGCGTCAGCGATCTTGTTCCAGACCTTGACCACGCCGCCGTTGTAGACCGTCCCGATCACGAAGTTGATGGGGGTCGCGACGACCCCCTTGATCTTGTCCCACACCTTGCCGATGCCGGACCGCATCCCGTCGAAGGCGTCGATCATGCCCTTCTTCAGGGCGCCGGTGCCCTTGGTGATCGTGTTCCACGCGGGCTTCAGAGCCTTGTCCCACAGCCACTTGCCCCACGAGCCCACGGTCTTGACCATGGACACCACGAGGTCGAACTGAGGCTTGATCCCGTTGCGGTACAGCCACTTCGCGCCGTTCACGATCCCGTCGAACGCGGGCTTGATGGCGTTGGCCCACAGCCACTTCGCCCACTTCCCGACGTCCTTCGCCGCGCCCACGACGTGATCGAACGAGGGCTTGATCCCGTTCGTGTAGAGCCACTTCGCCCCGCCCGCGATGCCGTCGATAGCGGGTTTAAACGCGTGCGACCACAGCCACTTCGCGATGGCGCCCACGCCCTTGACGAGCAGGACGATCGCGTCGAACTGAGGCTTGATCGCCACGGTGTAGAGCCACTTCGCGCCCCCGGCGATGCCGTCGAAGGCGGGCTTGATCGCGACCTTCCAAAGCCAGCCGAAGAGCGCCCCGAGTCCCTTGATCAGCAGGTAGACCGGGGTGATCAGCACGGTGCCGATGATGACCACGAGCAGCCGGGCCCCGACGCTGATGAAGTCGAAGGCGGGCTTGATCGCGTTCGTCCACAGCCACATGGCCCACTTGCCGATGGTCCGCAGGCCGACCATGATCCCGTCGAAGGCGGGCTTCAGCACGGTGTTCCACACCGCGAGGGCCGCGACCTTGATCGCGTTCCATGTCGCGTGCCACGCCGTGACGAGCGCGCTCTGTACGGTGCTCCAGTGCTTCACGAGCATGTAGATACCGACACCGAGCGCGACGATCGCCGCCACCACCCCGATGATCGTGAGCGCGGCTCCGGCCATCAGCAGGAAGAACGGCGAGGCCACGGTCTCGAAGGTGGCCGTCGCGACCGTCGCGATGACAGTCGCCGCCGCGTAGAGCAGCATCCCGGTGCGCCATGCGATGAACCCGAGATAGATCGCCTGGATCACGGACGGCGGGAGCGCGTTGATCAGCTTCAGGATGCCGTCCACGAACTGAAGGGACAGGCCCCCGAGCGGCCCGAGCGAGTCGCTGATGTGCCCGAGCGCGGCGAAGAGGTCGGTGAAGAACTGCTTCACCGAGGGCGCGTTCTGCTTGACCGTGGTCAGGAACCGGGAGAAGCCGCCGGAGTCGGCCCACCCCTTCAGCTCGTCGCCGCCGTGCTTGATCACCTCGGAGAGGTGCTGTGCCTCCGGCAGGAACGCGCGGTAGCCCTTCCCGAGGACGTCGAGCACGCTCTTGGCGCCAAGCCGGAGGTTGTGGAACGCCGGGACGCCGGTCTTGATCACGGTGTCGATGAAGCGGTCCAGCCCGCCGTTTGTGGCCCACCGCGCCACATCGTCAGCGATGGCCTTGAATTCGGGCGCCATGGCCTTGACGACGGGCTCCAGCTTGGGGAGCGCGTTGGTCGCCGTGTCGATGAACTTCGTCGCGATGGGGAGCGTCACCGAGGACGTCGAGTCGACGAAGTTCTTCCACGACGCCTTCATGCCGTCGAGCCCGTTGCTGAACGCCTTCTGTGTCGGGCTGTACTGCGCGGTGATCTGGTTCAGCTTCTGCTGCGACTGCTCGACCTTTTCGAGCTGAGTGCCGTACGCCTTCGTGCCCGGGGTGAGCTTGTCCAGCGCGGCCTTCTGCGTGTCGAGCGTCTTCTTGGCCGCCGCCGCCTGCTTGTCCAGCGAGGTCACGTTCTTCGCGGCCCCGATCATGGCCGCCGCGAAGATGCCGACACCGGCGCCCACGGACACACCGAGCGCGACCGACCCGGCCGCGATGTTGGTGAGGTACCCGGCGATGGGGTAGAGCGCGGGGCCCGCCGCCATCGCGAGCGCCACCAGGTCGGCGAAGCCGGGCTTCAGCTTCTTCATGGCGGAGGCCGTCCGGCCGGTGGTCGCGTTTACACGGGCGGTCGTGTTGTTCAGGCCCGCGAGGGCCGCGCGGAGGGCCGCGATCTGCGTGAGGGCGTCGGCCGTGTCCACGTCGGCCTGCACTCGGATTGTCCGGCCGTCAAGCGCGTTCACCTGCTGCCGCAGAGTGCGCATACGCGCGAGGGTGTCCGCGAGCCCGGCCACGTCCACGCTCATCCGGATGTCCCGGCCGTCGAGCGCGGACGCGGACTGCGAGATGGACCTGATCTGCGCGTTGGTGCCGGACACCGTGACGTTCAGGTTGACGTCACGGAGCGCGGCGAGTTCTGCCTTCAGCGTGTCGAGCGAGCGGGTGGCGCTGGTGTGGTCCACGTCGAGCTTGGCGGTCCACTTCTGGCGGCCGAAGTTCTCACCCTCGGCCTTCGCCTCCCGCAGGCCGTCGAGAAAGTCAGAACGGTCAAGGACGAGCCGGGATTCGATCGAGCCTGCATCGAAGGTGTTCCCGCTCATCCTTGACCGTTCCTCTCTCGCCCGGCACGGCGAGTCTTAGCGCCCCTCATGAGCGCGTCCAGTCCGTCGAAGTTCTCGGCCTGGTCCGGTGCTCCGGCCGGGGCCGGTGCGGGGCCTTCGGTGCTCTCCACGAGCCCTTCGGCTTCGAACCCTTCCATGAACATCCGCTGGTGGTGCCATGGGAGATCATCCCATTCAGCCGGGCTGTAGCCCAACTTCCGCCGTGCCAGGTAGTAGACGACCCGTGTGGTTTCGCCTCCGGTTACTTCTTCGTACCGGAGGTCTCGCCTTCCGGGCGGAACTGCTCCATGAGCCACTTCGAGAAGGCGGTCTTCACGCGGAACGGGAGCTTGGAGACCTGGTCACGCGAGGGCTGGTCCTTGCACAGCTTCGCGATGGCCGTGTCCAGCCGCTCACCGATCTCGTCGACCTGCTCCTGAAGGGCGTTGAACTCGTCCTCGCTGAGCTTGGCCGCCTCTTCGTCGGGAAGCTCCAGCGCGGTCGCGTCGCGCATGACGCGCGCGAACTCCTTCTGGAAGTCCTTCATGTCCTTGGTGGACGGCTCCGGGACGGTGCCGGACCCGGCGCCGAACTTCTCGAAGTTCCAGTCCATCGGCTCTACGGCCGTACCAGCGTCAAAGCCAGCCATGATCCACTCCTTGCTCACTGTGCCGGGCTGTGTAAACGCCCCGGTCCGCGAGGGGCCGGGGCGCCTACGTCGTGCTCAGATGGTACCGGCTCAGCCGGTGGCCGCCGCCGTCATGTCGACGATCTCGATCTCGGAGATCGGGCAGATCGACGACGCGGTGAGCGGGTACATCCGCTTGTCGGCCGCGCGACGGAACGAGGTCTCGACGTCCTCCGCGATGACGGCCTTGGGGATCAGGATGCGGCGGAAGAAGCCGTACCGGTTGATCGTCTCCAGACCGATCGCCCACTTGTCGAGGTTGTCCTGAAGCGACAGCGTGGTCTTGCCGATCTGCGTGGTGCCCGGCGCCACGATGGTGAGCGTGCCGCCACCGTAAGCCCACAGGGCATGTTGCAGCGTGTCTTCCGCGAGGGCACCGGCCACGGTCAGCGTCTTGCCGTCCGCGAGGATGTCCACCGGCGTCGACTGCTCTTCGATCGTGATCTCGGACGTCTTGGTCGAGACGGTCAGCTTCCATCCCTGGTCGGTGCCGCCCATGTGGGCCCACGGGATGGTGCCGCCCACGGACCAGTCGCCCTGATAGGCCACGGTGTCGGCCGGGAGCGCGGCGGGAGTGCCGTCGACCCACGGCTGAATCCACGCGGCGGCGAGGCCGACCGTGACGTTGTTCGGGTTGACCGAAGTCGGGGTGCTCATCAGTCGTTCTCCTTCGTGACCTCGTATACGGCGACGCCGCACTTCATGGCGAGGGTCTTCACCAGATCGGCTTCGTCACTGGTGTAGCTGGTCCCCTCGGTGGTCACGTCGGGGAGTTCGTGAGCCGAGAGGTCGAAGCGAACAACCGACCCACGCCGCAGCGCGAGCGTCACGCGGGACGCCTTGCGGGTGTGGCTGGCCGCCTCCGAGACCTCCGGCCCGGTGCCGGTGTCGGCGGATACGTGGGTGACCGTGTTGTGGTCGCCCGGCGCCGCCGCCTTGCGCTGCTGCGTTGTCATCTGCTGGCCCTCCTAGGCTCTGCTGGGATTGTACGGGTCAGACCCCGTACCCGCTCGCGTGCTCGAACAGATACGTCCCCACGTAGTGGGCCCGGCCTCCGGCGTCCGCGTTCAGCGGGGAGGGCCCGGCGCCGAAGCGCTGCGCCCGGATCACGCGGATGCCGCCGATCATCACCGGGTACGTGGGCCCGATGATGGCCGCGTCCACGAGCGCGAACAGCTCCTCGGCATCGTCCGCCGACTCGTTTACACGCCCGTCCCGGGACTGCTTGCCGACGACGTGTGCCTGCCACGTCGGCTGATCGAAGACGTCTTCCATGGTGAGCCCGGCGCCACCGGCAGGGGTGAGGATCACCATCCGGTGGGGGTACTTCGGCACGTCCGGGCCCGTGAAGAACTTCTCTCCGGGCACGAGCCCTTCGAGGTACGTCCGGAGCATCTTGGTCGTCATCATGCCCAGGTCTTCTTCCCCTGCGCGCGGGCCTTGTCCTTCAGCTTCAGCTCGGCCGCCGTCAGCCGGTGCACGATCGGCGCCCGGTCGTACACGATCATGTCACCGTTCAGCACGCGCGGGTGGCCGGACTGCCGCAGGTCTTGGAACTCGCGGGGGGCGTGGTCGAACACCTGCTTCGTAGCGAGGTCTTCCGCCACCAACTCCATAGCCCCGACCAAGGACCCGTGCAGGACACTGTCCGCGAGCTGACGAAGGTAGTCCTGGTGCCGTTGCAGCAGCGGGCCGGACAGGTACTTCGCCTGCCCGCCCTGCGGGTGCTTCAGGTCCATCCGCTCGTGCTGGTACTTCGCGTACACCTGGTCCACGACGACGGAAGCGGTCAGTTCGCCGTCGCCCACGGACTCCATCAGCTCGTCGATGCGAGCGCCGAAGTCTCCGGCCATCACCACTGCCCCCATCCGGGGACGACGCCCCATCCCCACGGCCGCCGCGAGTCGCCAAGGTCGAAGTCGTCGAGCCCGAACATCTGGCCCTCGTACCGGTTGACCACGGTCACGGTCGTGTCGCCCTCGGTGGGCGTCGGGAACGGGAGCACGAGCGTGCCCTTGTCGAGCGCGTCGAGCTGAGCCGTCACGGCCGCGTAGCGGAGCCGAATCGGGTCGTCCGGCGCGATGTCCTGCCCCCGCGAGTAGGTGAGCGTCGCGAAGTAGGCCGCTGTGACGCTGGACCAGTCCCTCAGCAGCCCCGCAGCGTCGTACGTGGCCACGTCCACCGGCACCACGTAGTGGGAGCCCAGACGGGCGTTCAGCGTCGCGTCGGCGCGCGTGATGGCATCGTTCAGGGCCGCGTCGTCGAAGCCTGCGGCGGTCTCGTCGTCGGTCTGGAGACCGTCCGGAGAGAGCACCTGCCGCACGTCGGCCGGTGTGCTGTACGACATGCCGCTCTCCTCGGGTCAGTTCTGCTTGCGGGTGGCCGGGCGCGGTGCGGGCGCGGCCTTCTTGGGTGCGGGAGCCGGGGCCTGCTTCTCCTCGGCCTTCTTCTCGGTCTTCGCCGGGGGGTCGACGGACACGGCCGCGCCGATCGAGATCAGGTACTCGGCCCGGTCCTTGCGCACGTCGTGCTCCTCGTGGAGCCCGCCGCGCTTGTCGTCTCCGAGGTTGGCCGAAGCCACCGTCAGCCGGATCTTCATTGCGTTTACACCCTCTTCGTGACGAAGGGGGCCGCCCCGTGTTCCGGAGCGGCCCCCGCCGGGTTGCCGGGATCGTGCGATCAGAAGTTCGCGATCGAGCTGGACCCGCCGTTGACGCCGGTGATGACGAGACCCGCCTTGGGCTGGTCGATGAAGACCGCGCTCATGCGGGTGACGTCGGTACGCCACGTCTCGGTGGGCTTGTGCTCGTACAGCGGCGTGGCGCCAAGGGCGCGCTCGTCGCTGATGCCGCCGACCGTCTTGGACTCCAGCAGGATCGCCTTGTCCGGGTCGAGCCTCCACGAGCGGACGATGTTCAGGTTGAACGCCTTCATGAACAGCTCGGTGGCCGAACCGGTCACGAGCGGCTGCTGAGTGGCGGCCGAACCGACCCCGAGCACCTTCGCGATGTCCGCGTTCAGCAGCATCAGGGAGGCCACACGGTCGTTGATGACGATCGTGTCGGGGTTGAAGTGGAACTTCTGCTCGCCGGTGCCGTCCGTGGTGTCCGCGTCGGCGTTCTGGATGTTGTAGATCGCCTTCGCGAGGTCCGCGTAGATGCCGTTACCGGCGGTCGACGCTGCGGTGTTGACCCACGAGTTGGACGACGTGTACGTCCCGAGCGCCGCGAGCAGCGCGGTCAGGAACACGTCCTCGTAGGTCTTGGCGAAGCTGTTCTTCAGCTTCACCATGTCCTGCTGGACCTTGTCGAAGTTGTTGCGGTCGATGGACTCCTGCGAGATCCGGAACCCGAGCGCCTTCTTCACGCTCTTCGCGACCTTCGGCGTGCCGACCTGCGTGGTGGTCAGCGGGATCTCGCCGAACTCCTCCACGTTCATCGGGCCGTCGTCGGCGTACAGCGGCTCACTCTCGGAGAAGATGAGCGAACCGCCGGGGATCGGCGGGCCCTGCCGCAGCAGCTTGTCGACCATGAAGCCCTGGCCGACCATGCTGATGATGCGCTTCGGCACGAGGGCCGGGCTCTTGACGAGCTGGTTGACAGTCAGCCGGGGGCCGTCGTCGCTCGCCGTGATGCGGTACGTCATGTCTCAGATCCTCCCTGTCCGCTCAGTAGATCCGAGCCAGACCGACACCACCGGCGGAGACACCGCCGGGCTCGGCGCATTCGCCGACGATCTTCTCTGCGCCGTCCGTGCCGGACACCCACGGGGTGACGCCACCGGTGACGCCGTCGCTCGCCGCCGGAGTGACGACGGCCGCCTTCAGCTTCGCGCCCACGGTGGTCGCGCCGACGAAGTGCATCTTGAAGTACCCGCGCTCGGCCGCGACCTGAGCCGGGGGACCGGACGCGTCGAGCAGGAAGTCACCCTCTCCGGTGGTGGACTCCGGGTCGTACGTACCGCGCGCGTTCTTGGTGGCGACGCCCACGACGGTGCCGGAACCCGCGCTCGCGGGCTGGATCACGCCACCGGTGACGACCTCCACGAGGTCACCGCCCACGACCGCCTTGTCCGACTTCACCGTGTAGGTGATCGGGGCGTCGACCGTGAAGCGGGGGGAAACTCCGCTCATGTCTCTTCTCTCCTAGCTCGCTGCTTCGCCGGTCGCCCGGTCAGCTCTGGTTTCCGCCGGTCGGGAACATCTTCTCCCACATCTGGAGAGCGTCCGAGTCCTCGTCCTTGGCGCCGTCGCCGGACTCCTGCGAGAAGTCGAGCGAGTGGCCGCGCTCCTGCGCGAGTGCGATGTAGCCGGACGCGGAGTCGAGAAGCTGACGCACGATGTGGGCCGCGTCGACCTTCTGGTCTCCGTCGACACCGTTCGAGAGGTCGATGGTGAAGCCGTCCGGGGCTTCGAGCACCGGCCGGGCCAGCTCCACGAGGGCCGGGGGAACGCCACGGCGGACGTAGTCGCGCTTGTCGGCTTCGAACTTCTGCTTGGCGTTGTCGGCCTTCAGCTTCGCGATCTCGGCGTTGGCGAGTTCGATCGCCGTACCGCCGGAGTTCGAGAGGGAGGCTCCGGCACCGGCGGGCTCGCGGTCTCCCGCGCCCTCGTTCCCGTTGCCCTCGTCGCCTTCGCCCTCGTCCTCGTCGCCGTCGCCCTCGTCGTCCACTTCGGTGTCGTCGAGGTCCAGTTCGGCCAGAAGGGCTTCGTACTCCTCGCGGGTGAGACCGTCGATCAGGTCGTCGCCGCTCTGCTTTCCTGCCACGGTCTCTTCTCCCTCGTAGGCAGACTGAGTGAGGTCCACGACCTCGTCCCCGGAATCGTAGCCGCTCAGCGCGACTTCGGTCCAAGCACCGAGCCCGGGAATGCGGGGGTCGAGAGTCATCAGCACGTGCTGCATGGCGCGAGGGAAGGTCTTGCCGTCGCTCCGGGCGTAGCCCTCCACGATCCGGGCGGAGACTCCGAGCTTCGGATTCTCCTTCACCATCTTGGCCGCGTCGGCGCTCAGCTCGAACGTGCCGTAAAGGCCGTCCTCCGCCACCTCTACGCCCTTGACCTCTCCCCGGAAGCGGGACGGGTCCATGGTGTGCGCGTTGTCCTTGTCCGCGAGCATCGCGGCCACCTGGTCGTAGGCACCCGCGTGGAAGGACTGCGCGAGGTCGGTCAGATACGCCTCGTCGAAGGTGATCTTCCGGCCCTTGTAGTCGATGGACCCCTTGGGGAGGATCTTCTTCCTGAAGAGGGTCTGGGACAGCTCCACGACGTCCCCGGAATCGGTGGGCGTCAGCAGGACGTCGGCCATGGTCGGCACTCCTTCGGTCTGTGGCAGCAGGATAACGGATCAGCCGCGAAGCCTCGTCTACGACTACGAAGCCAAAAGAACACCCTAGTTACACGTAAGTTACACCTATAGTTACAAGATCAATTATGATGTTTTTCCACGTCAAGGGCCCTTTTCGTGTCCGAGGTTACACATAACAGTGATCGTTTTGATGTCACACGCCCGCAGGCGGGTGATCCGGTCTCCTATGGCCCCCTCGTTTCGCTGGAGCCGTAACTTTCAGTTCGATCTTCATCGTCGCAGGTCAGAGGGTGTTTCCGAAGTTACAGTGGGGTGTTCCCGTAGGTGTAACTTGGGCCTAGCCTTGCTCTTCAGCTATGCTGTTCCACATGGCTACAGCACAGAGCGTCAAGGACTTCCTTCTCCTCCGTACGGTCGCGGACCGTAACGCGGTGATCCCCATGGACGAGTTCCGCCGCGAGTGCCGCAAGTGGTGTTTCGAGCAGGGCTACAACCCGCCGACCGGCCGTCTGATCACGCGCGTCATGCGTGAGTACGGGTACGACCCGACCGGCGCCCGGTACGAGTGGTACTACGGCGGGGTGCGCTGGTACGTCGAAGGTGAGAAGAAGGGGGTTGTGGAGTAGCAAGGCAGCGTGGTACTGTTTACACATCAGCAAGGGGAACAGAACCCCGAGCGAGACGAGAGGCCGATCATGGCGAACCTGAAGTTCCTCACCGTGCACACCGCGAACGGCGACTTCCACACGCTGCGCACCCTCACCGAGGACGGGCTGACGGTCCTCGCGGACTACAACCTCTACCCCGTGCGGCCCGCGCCCGAGTACCTGAAGTGGGTGGGCCCCGCGTACATGGACAACCTCGGCCGCTCGGCCTGGCGTCTCGGCCGCAACGTCGCGGGCACGCTGGTGGCCTGGAAGTCGATCAAGACCTCTCGTCGCTTCGGCCGCGAGTCGTACAGGATGCGCTCGGTCCCGGGCGGCTACAAGGGCGACTTCGTCACCTCGTGGTCCCGCGCGATCAACGGCAAGACCTACAGCTTCTCGCGGATCTTCTGGAACGCGGGCAAGGAAGGCTGCACCCTCCGCGTCTACGCGGGCCAGTCCACGAAGGTGCTGCACGAGTGGCACGTCAAGGGCCCCGTGTCCATGAAGGGCAAGAAGAGCGCCTGAGCGCCCCCAGGAAGGCCGAACGGCCCCCCGCCGGTCCACAGAGACCAGTGAGGGGCCGTTCGCCTGTCCTAGCCCTGCTGGGGCTTCTTGTTGGCCGCGAGCCCGAGCTTGGCCCGGATGCGCCGCGCGAGGTCCCGGCGCTGCCCGCCCGTGAGCTTCTTCGGGGTGGCGCCCTTCGGAGGGGCACCGTTTACACGCGGGCTGGCCTTGTGGGTCAGCTCCCACCCCATGTCGTCCTGACGGCCGCGAGCGGCCTTCTCAGCGGCGAGCTGGTCGGCCACGGTGGGCTTTGCCAGGACGCCCTTCGTGCCGTCTCCTGACGGGCCCTGGGGCTTGCTGAGTGCCATGCTGCCCACCTCCTAGATGGTGTTCTTCGGGTGCGTCGCACCGGTGCTGACAACCTCGGTGGTGATCCGGCGCTGACCGCCGATCATCTCGTCCTTGATCACGCGGTAGGTGCAGCCGCGCGGAAGCAGGATCTCCTGCTCGGACGTCGAGCACGACACCACCTTGTTGTGGTTCACGTCGATCGCCTTCGTCCCCTTCGGGATGCGCACCTCCATGACCACCTTGCCCGACCACGCGGACGTGGACTTCGACGTCGAGCCGTACCCGTAGTCGGTGTACTCGTCGCCCTCGGTCATGGGCGGCGGGAACGCCGGGAACTGGCCGTTCGTCTTCATCTTCCGGATCGTCACCGTGTCTTCCTTCAGACCCGGCGCGTCCGCGAAAGCCTCGTCCATCAGCTTGATGCGCTTCGTGATCGCATCGGTCTGCGCGGACTGGCCACGGAGCTGAGCGTTGATCGGGGTGTACGAGTACGAGCCCTCGCCCGTGTACCCGAGCAGCGCGCCCACGGTGTGCGCCGGAGGCTTCCACCCGCCGGTGACGTCCGTCGAGCCGTCCGGGTGGTGGTACCCGGCCGCCTTCGCCTCGTCGAAGAACGCGGACGAGAGCTGAGGAACCGGAGTCGATGGCTGCATGGAGTTGTAGAGGTCGACCTCAACAGAGTTCGGGTCGAACTTCTTGCCGTGCTTCTTCTCGAAGTCGGCGAGCGCCTTCTGAACGGCCTTCGCCTTCGCCGTGTCCTGCTCGGGCGAAGTCGTCGGCTTGTTCATCAGAGCCATGACGGTGTTGCCGTCCTTGAACATGCCCGGACCGGGAAGAGTCACGGACCAATCCGGCTCTTTCGGCTCGGGCGCGTTGATGGAAGGCTTCTCCGGCGCCGCAGCGGTCTTCTTGGCCGGGACAGTCTTCTTCGCGGCCACGGTCTTCTTGGACGCGCCGCCCCAACCCATCTTCTTGAAGAGCTGAGCCGTCTTGTCCTTCATCGCCGCGTCCGTGACGCCGTCGTCCGCGAGCGCCTTCTTCATCGTCGCGAGCTTCTTCAGGTTCGCGGGAGTCGGCTTCACCTTTGCCTTGGCGGCGGCGTGAAGGTAGTCATCCCACTGACCGTAAGTGCCCGGGTCCATGAAGTCGTGCTCTTCGAGAATCCCGTCGATGTTGTCGGCGAGACCTTCGAGCTGATTCGCGGCCGTCATGCCAGGGCCAAGACCGGAACTCGAAGCCGGGGGCTCAGCAGCCTTAGCGGCGGCCTTCGCCTTCTCGGCTTCCTGCGTCTTCGCGATGGACTTCTTCATGTGCTTGGTCGCAGCGTCGAAGTGCATCGCCTGATCGCCGGTCTGCCCGAGATCCTGGAACGCCTTGCCCGCCTTCTGGTGCGCGAGCGCAGCGGCCTTGTGCGCATCCGCCGTGTCCGCCGCGTTCGCGGTAACAGTCTGGTGGAACGCCTCTTCCCCGAGCTTGTTCGCGTCGGCCATCTTCTGCTTGTGCTCGATAGCCTTCTTCGCGAATTCGGCCGCGTTCTTTTCGGCCTCCGCCTTCTTCGCCTTGATCTGCGGAGTGACGGTAAGACCGTTGTCGGTCATGTGCTTCTCAAGTTCGCCGTACTTGTCGGCGGCGTACTTGTACTGCTGCGCCTTCGCCTTCATCGCCGGAGTGTTGTTGTCCGGCTTCGCGTCGGCTTCGTTGTGGAGCTTCGTCGCGTCGGTCAGAAGGTCGAGCGCCTTCGACTGAGCGGCCTTCTTCTTCTCCGCCGCGTCCGCGAGAGCCTTTTCGGCCTTCGCCTTCTCGTCGGCCGCCTTCGCCTTCTGCTCGGCCTCGTACTTCGCCTTCGCGTCCTGCGTGGCCTTCTCGGCGCTCTTCAACTGCTGCGCCTTCTTCGCCCACGCCTGAGCGTTCGCCTTGTGGCTCTGCGCCGCCTGCTCGTTGCCCACCTTCTTGTGCGCCACGAACGCGTCGGCGTGCTTCTTCGCCGCCACCTGAGCGTCGGCCACCGACTTCGTCTTGTTGGCGGTGGCGGAAGCAGCGTTGGCCGCGTCGCTCTTCTCCTTGGCCTGAGCGGCGGAAGGAGTGGCGGGCTTCAGCGCGTCGCCCTTCGGCGCCTGCTTGTTGGCCGCGAGCTTGTAGCCGGACTGCTCCGGCTTGGCCGAACCGATGGACTTCGTGTGCGCGGCCTTCAGCTTGGCCGGGTTGTTCTGGCCGCCGTGCCGGTCCGGGACGAAGACCTTGCCCTTGCCACTCGGGTGGTTCTCGAAGTGGCCGTGTGTGATGCCGCCCGACTTGTGGCCGTGCTGCTTCGCGAGACCGCCGCCGAACTTCCCGCGCGACGGGATGGCCGGGTTGATGAGAATCCAGTTGTGCTTGTACCGGAACGCCAGGTGACCCTTCGGGCTGTTGCCCGCAAGGTCGATGACGTTTACACCCCACGGCACGTTCGCGAGCGCGGTCGCGCGCTCGGCCGCGTTCTTGTAGCTCCGGCGCTTCACCTTCGGAGCGGGCTTGGCCGTCGCCGCCTTCTTCGCGGTCGTCGCGGCCTTCTTCGCCACCGTGGCCGCAGGAGTCTTCGGCGCCGTCACCTTCTGCCCGGCGACGTCCACCTTCCGGTTCGCGTCGGCCTGCTTCTTGTTCTGCGCCTCCACGTACGCCACCACGCGCTGCTGCTGCGGGGTGAGCGCACGACCGGCCTTCAGGTCGGCCTGAGCCTGCTTGTAGGCCGCCGCGATCTGCCGCTGACGCTCCTTCTCCTTGGCCGCCTTCTCCCGCTCGGCCTTGTGCGCGGCCGTCGCCTTCACAGACGCCTCGTGCTTCGCCTGAGCGGCCTCGTGCGCCTTCGCCGACTTCTCCTTGTTGGCCGCCTGCCGGTCGAGCGCCGCCTTGTGCTTGGCCGCCGCCTTCGCCTTCGCCGCTGCGGCCTTCTTCGGCGCCGCGAGTTCCTTCGCCCCCGCGATGGCCCGCTGCTCGGCCGCCGTCTTGCCTCCGGCCGCCGCGTGCTTCTTCTCGTCCTCGATCAGCCACTTCGGCTTCTGCGCAGGACCCACCGGCTTGCCGGACGAGTTGACGGGAATCCACCCGTGCTTCCACCCGGTGGCGCCTGGCGGAAGAGAAGGCTCACCGAACTTCGCCGACTGCTCATCCCCCTTCGCGGGCTTCGCCGACTTCTTGGCCTTGTTGGCAAGCTCGATCGCCTTGCCCTTCAGGCGCCCGAACGCGGACTCGCGCGGCGAGTCGTCGTAGCCCTCGCCCATCGGGAACCGGAAGACCTGATCCCCGCGCTTCACGATCAGGTTCGAGAGCGTGACCGGCGTGATCGGGACCGGGTCGGGGAGCTTCGAGCCCTCCGGCATGAACGCGAGGGTGATGTGCGGGACGTAGCCCGTGGTGGACACGTTCAGCGACCGGAACTGAGACGCGAGGTCGTTTACACCCGGCACACTGACGGGGCACCAGACCGGCATCTTCGAGCCGTCGTCCTTCGGGGGGAACGTGCCGAGACCGCCGACCGTGCCGGAGAGAGGGCGCCGGTGCGAAGCGTCGTAGGCGTACGCGATGGCCCGAGCAAGGGTCTTGTCGTCCACGTCCTCACCGAGGAACGCGAGCGTGATGTGCATGTCGTCGGCCGGAGTACCGCCGTCGAGCGGCGCGATGGTCCCGGCCGGGACTTCCAGCGCCACCATGCCCATGCGGGGCGTCACGTCGGCCGCGCTGTTCGCGAGGTCAAAAGGGTTCGAGAGGCTGGCCCCCTTGTTCGGGGTGGCGCGAGCCTTCGCCTTCGCGGCCTCCCACTCCGCGACCGCCTTCGCCGCAGCGGCGCGCACCTCGGGCGAGACGTTGCCCTTGCCCTCAGCCCAGTTCTTGACCGTGCCGATCGCGATCTGGATCGCCTGGCTCTTCGACTTCCCGTTCCGCATCAGCGCCTTCGCGACGTTCTGAATGTAGGCGGGGAGCTGAAGGCTCTTGTCGTGGAAGAGGCCCGGCCCACCGGGCTTTCCCAGCTTGTGATGCTGGCTTGCCAGCCGTGCAGTATCGGCGCTCACATCTCTCTCCTCGAAGCAGAAGGGGCGAGCCCGTGGGCCCGCCCCCATCATCGCGCATCAGCGCGAGGTCACACGCCCTTGGACTCCAGCAGGGCCCGGATGTCGGCCGCGAGGTCTTCGGCCGTGATCTCCGGCGCCGGGCCGGGGGTCGGGTCCGGGACCGGCACGGGCGCCGGGGCCGGGATCGGGTTGGTCTCGTTGGTGAGCGCGGCGAACGCCTGCCCCAGCTCGTAGAAGGACGCCGACCCGGCGAAGTACGCCATGGCCTTGTTCAGGCCGTCCTCGTCGAGCACCACCCACGCTTCGTCAACGTACTTCTTCCAGTACGCCTCGGTCATGCCGAACTCGGCCGCCCACGTGACGCCGTACAGCGTCTTCTTCGCGGAGTCGAAGGCGCCCATCGGGACGCAGTGACCGCCCAGGTTGCGGGCGCCGCGCTTGACGTCCCACACCTGCCCGGCGTCGAACGCGTCCTCGGCCGCGTCGGTGACCGTGAAGCCGATGTAAACGGTCCCGAACATGGCGATGGCCTGCTTGACCTCGTCGAGGTTCGAGACGTCCAGCGCGGCGTACGCCACGATCTTGTGGCCTTCGAGCCCGGTCTTGCGCCAGTACGCCAGCACGTCTTGGCAGTAGGCGCCGGTGTCCGTGGACGGGTGGCCCGGCCGGTAGCCGGTCACGGCGGAGTACATGCCGACCACGCTCGACTCCTTCGGCTGCACCTCGGTGCCGGAGCCGTAGAACGTGAGCTGGTTGACCATGTGGCCGACCGCCGCGCACGTGCAGTCGCCGATCTGGTCGTTGGCGTACATGGGCCACTGGATCGTGTCCGCCTGCCAGTCGGCGCGCACCGGGGGAGCCGCGAGCCGCGTCATGACGGGGGACAGCTTCAGGTGGGGCCGCGCCGGTTGCGCGGGGAGCTTGCCGTAGTGGTGGCGGGTCACGCTGGTCTCCTAGCGGTAGAACCCGGGGCCGTGGCGCCTCACGGTGAGCGAGTCGTCGACCATCTTCGCCCCGGGGAAGGGCGGGCCGGGAAGGCACCGGCACCGGGGGTGCACGCTACCCGGGAAACCTATGACCGGGGGCTGAAGCGCGTTGAAGTTCCGGTGGTCGGCCGCCCGGCATTCGGCCGTCGTGCGGTTGTCCATCGTGGCGTACCAGCCGAGCACGTCGCCGTACAGCTTCCGGGACGCGTCGATCCGGCGGGCCACCGTCATGCGGCGGGCGCTCGCGGCCGTGTGCGCCTTCCAGAACCCCAGCTCGCGCTTCAGCGCGGTCTTCCAGTCGGGGGCCGCCGCGATGCGGCGTAGTGCGTTGATGATGAACGCGGCGCGGTAGCGGAGGTTTGCCTTCTTGGCCAGGGCCCGCGCCGACGTCCCGCCGGTCGGGCGTGTAAACGACTTCAGCGCTTCCGAGCCGAGCCCCTTCAGGAACGCCACCGCGATGTTGACGGGGATCAGCAGGACCCCGGCGAGCGCCTGCGCCGTCTCCTTCACGCCGTAGCCGAGCAGCAGGATCGCGAGGATGGCCGCGATCTCCTCGTCCGTCGCGCTCTCCGGCTGCTGCTGCGGGTCCTGCTGCGGTGTGCTCACTTCTTCCCGCTCTCCTGCTGCTGCTTGGCCTTCACCGCCGCAGCGGCCACGCCGACCTTCGCGGCGATACCGGCCGTCTGCTTGGCGGCCTTCTCCTGCGGGGAGCCCTTGGCCGGAGCCTGGTTACCGCCCACGCCCTGCTTCAGGGCCGCCGCCTGCCCCTGAAGGCCCTGCCGCTGCGCCTCCATGGACATGGCCGCCTTGTCCTCGGCGATCTTCCCGGCCTTCTCCATGCCGTCGCGGACCTTCGCCACGTCCAGTTCGAGGTAGGCCGCCGTCTTCAGCGTCAGCTCTTCAATGAACTCGAAGGGGAGCACGTTGTTGGTGGCGACCGCGAGCCCCGAGATCAGGCTGATGCAGCGGTCCACGTCCGAGTCGGCGAGCGGCCCGAACTCGAACCGGGGGAACTTGGCGTTCCGGCCGTAGTTGTAGACCACGAGGTCCCCGAGCACGTTGTGCGTGATCGAGTCGGCAAGCTCGCGGCTGTACGCCTCCAAGGACTCCACGAAGAACGTGGACTGGTCCTTCGACAGGGCGTACGAGCCGGTGCCGGTCGCGCCGGACGCGAGGTCGGTGAAGTTGGCCAGGACCGCCGCGCTCATCTGCGTGTCGAGGTAGTTGATCATGTCCTTGAAGACCTGAGCGGCCGTGCCGTTGCTCTCCAGCACGGTGGCCGTCGTCCCGTTCGGGAGGCCCACCACGCCGCCCCCACGGAGCGTCGCGAGCTTCTTCGCGGCTTCGTCGGGGTCCGAGCCGGACGTCATCAGCCGGGGCTCTGCCTGCGTCGCGAGGAACGTCGTCCACAGGTAGAGGATCTTCATCTTGGTCTCGTGGCACCACAGCGGGATTTGAAGGTCGCTGGTGCCCGTCATGGGGTTGCGCCGCAGGCCGTTGATGTGCACCCACGCGTACGGGGGCCGGATGTCCACGTCCCCGAAGTTCTTCGCGCCGCCCTGCCTCACGGGGGTCTGCCGGAAGCCGGTGTACTCGCCGGTGTCGGGGTTGCGGCCGATCCGGCACGTCTCCGGCGGACGGTACGCGATCTTGTCGTACACGATCTTCCCGTCCACCTCCTTGTAGACCTTCTCGAAGAACGCCTTCTTGTACGCCCGCGCGGAGGTGGCCTGAGCGATCACGGTCTGGAAGGGGGTCTGCATCCCGCCTTCGAGCGGGCTCATGCGCAGGAAGGTGTCCAGCTCTTCGGCGATCTTCTCGCCGCCGGTGCCGGGCTTGATGGACCACGGCGCGGACAGGATCGGGAGGGTCAGCGCCTGTTCGATGCAGCCGAGCTTCCCATCCTTCTCCAGCGCCTTGCGGACGTCGAGAGAGCTGAAGTCGTATTCGAAGACCTCGCCCGAGTCCCACTCTCCGAACAGAGTGTCGAAGAGCCGGAAGGACGAGCCGCGCTCGATCTCGAAGCTGAGCTTCTTGACCTCGTCGTCGATGCTGGCCACGTTTACACGCTCCTAGTCCCAGTGCCCGGCTCCGAGACCGGCCGTCGCGGTTTCCCAGTGCTGCACGGTGTCGTTCTTCGTCGAGCCCCATGGTACGGACTCCGCCGTGTCCTCAGTGGGCGCCCCGGCCGTCCAGAAGAGCATCACGACCGCATCGCCGGTGTCCGGCGACCGCCCCAGACGCTCCCGGATCTTCTCCTTCGGCTCGATCTTGATCTTCGGCGGGGAGCCCGACTCGGACAAGACCCACTTCGGCGCGCACAGGTCGGCCTTCATCTGCTCGTCGTCCGGGAGCATGATCTTGGCCCCGCCGGGCTGGCTCGGGTCCAGCAGCTCCCGCAGGTTCCACCACGCCGCCGCGCGGTTGTTGAAGAACTCGAACTCGCCGTTCTGGTCCCGCCGGTGATGCTGCTCGGACGCGTTGAAGCCGATCACCGTGGGGGTGATCGGGAGCTTCAGGGTCTTCATGTGATGCCGCAGGTTGTCGACCACGCCCGCGCCCACGCCGATCACGTCCACGACAAACTGAAGGCCGGGGGAGTCGAGCCGCGCGAGCTGTGGCGTCCTGCCGTTCATGTCCGGCCGGGGGTCACGGCGCAGCAGCACATTCGACGTCTCGGTGGTGTCGAGCCCCGAGAAGCGATGGATCGTGTAAACGGCGTTGCCCTGCCTCTTGGCCATGGCCGTCATGTCGTCGCCGAACCGGGCCACGTCGCACGCCACGACCTCGCGGCCAGGCTGCTCCGGCGCCCCCGCGTCCTGCCACTCGATCCACCGGTCTATCGCGCGCTCCACCCACCCGAGCGGGATGACGCCTTCCATGTTCGAGTCGGGGAACATGCCCCGGACCTTCGACGTCCACAGAGCCGAGTTCGTGCCCCACCGCTTCGCGCGCTCCACCACCCACAGCGGGGACGTCAGCATGGGCCGGACCGCGTCCGGGATCTCCTCGGTGGACGGCTGCACGCCCGCCTCCGCCATCACCCCGTACATGCGCGCCGTCAATCCGGGCTCCACGTCGTCGAGCCGGTCGATCTCGGAGCGGCACATGTTGGGGGACCGCAGTGCGTCGATACGGATCACGTTCCAGCCCTGGCCGGGCTGGCAGATTTCGCGGAAGTGCGTACCGGGGTCGTCCGGGTTGCCGATGGCCAGCACCCGGGACAGCTCGTTGGTGGCGAGCGCGTCGATGGCGTCCCACAGCAGCTTCGGCACGCCGCAGGCTTCGTCCACGACCACGAGCACCTTGCGCGCGTGAATGCCCTGGAAGCCGTGCGCGTCGTGGTCGGCGGGCTTGCGGCCCATGCCCACCTCTATGCCGTCGATCTTCCACAAGGGGCTGTTGCCCTGGTTGATCCGGCCCGCGAGCTTGCCCTTCTTGTGCGCACTCTTGATCTCGCGCCACAGGATGGCTTCCACCTGCCGGGCGGTCGGCGCGGTGCTCACGACGTAGACGTCTTCCACGTCGTTGGTGGCGATCCACCAGCAGATCGTTCGGGAGGCGATGAAGCTCTTCCCGACGCCGTGGCAGGCGTGTACGGCGGTGTACCGGTTGTCCCTCACGGACTCCAAGATCTCGGCCTGCTTGGACCAGATGAACTCGCGAAGGGTGTCCTGTATCCAGCGCACGGGGTCACCTTGGAAGTCGACCCCGGCGGCCTCGTAGTGCCGGGCCAGGGACTCCAGAGACCACCCCACCAGATCTGTCATGCGGGAATCATCCCACGTCGCGCCGGGGGAGTTCACGCGGAAGAGGGGCCGCCTTCTCCTCCACGTTTACACGCCCTTCGATGACTCCGAGGACGAGCAGCGGAGAGAGTGGCAACCCCTCTTCCTGTGCGCGACACGCTAGCCGGGTGACCCGTCTCACTGCCTCTTCTGCGTTCAGCATGGCAGCAACGTACGCCCGAATCGTGAAGATCGAACTACAAGTCGATGTCTCCGCCTCCGCATAGCAGAACGAGCAGCAGCACGACCACTACGCCGCCGGGCAGAAGCCACACGAGCGCTGGGTCACTCAGGATCTCGCGGACGGTCACGGTGTTCCCTCTCCAGTGCGTTCATGCGGTCCGCGCGGGCCTGTGCGCCGCTGCGGGTGCGGTAACGGTCCGGGAGGCCCACGAGCTTCCCGGAGGCCGTCTCACGGACAACGAAGGGCTTGTTCGCCGCGTTCGGGTAGAGCCGCTTCTGAAGCGCGCTCATGTGGACCTTCTCGACGACGTACGGCTCTTCGGGCTCGCTCACTTCTTGCCGCCCTTGCCGTCGTCCTTCTTGCCCCACCGCGTGCCTCCGAAGAGCTTGCGGTCCTTCTGGCGCCGCTTGCCCGCGCTGCTCTTGCGCTTACGGCCGGTCGGGTTCTGGCTCGCGGGGTCGTCGTCCTTCCACGAGTCGTCGTCACTGCCCGAACCGTCCTGGTACCCGGGAATCCTGCCCATGGCCTACTCGTCCTCTCCGTACAGCAGGGTCATCATGTCCTTGACGTCCTCGGTGCTCATGTCCTCCATGGCCGCGACGAACTGCACGCCGCAGGTCTCACAGGTCATGATCCACTGGTCGTCGCTGGTCTGGCCTGTTCGCGGGCCATCGTGCGTGTGCGGCCTTACGGCGGTCGGGCGGGGCTCGGGCCTGTTCGTCATCTCGGTTCACTCCCTGGTCTTTCTCTTGGTGTAGTACCACAGTACCACGATGCCCCCTGCTCGCGCAAGGGGCTTCGGGTCACTTCTTGACGGTCTTGCAGTAGATGCAGTAGAGGCAGAAGACCCCCGCGAGCCAGCCGGAGATCCAGCAACATCCCCCGTTCCCGGGGGACTTGCTGCACATCAGCCGTTCAGCTTGTCGTACTCGTCGGCGAGCCGCTGCTGAACGTCCCAGCACTGCTCACACGGGTCGGTCTCGTGGCACTCGCTACGCGGCTGGTTGAAGCTGCACAGGTCCGGCGCGTCGTCCGTCTCCGCGATCAGCGTCCAGCGGTCGGCCTCCGAGTCGTACTGAATCGAGTAGTGGGCCCCGAGGTCGAGGTCCGTGCCGTGCTGCGATGCGCCACCGTGGAAGACGATCCCCGAGAGGCTGAGGTGTCCGTTGTCCTTTGCGGCGGCGGCCTTGACGACGGCCTCCACCTCGTTCAGGGCGTCCACGAGCTTGATGTAGGGGGCCGGGTCGATCATGTGCTTCTTCATGGGGTGCTCCTTGGTGGGTGTAGTACCACAGTACCACGGTGGGGAGAGGGTGTAAACCCCCTCCCCGGGCCGCCTATCGGATCGAGAAGATGTGGCGCGTCTCGCTGGTCTCGGGCCCGAGCGTCCAGCCCTCGGAGACCTTCGAGCCCAGGGTCTTGCCGTGCTCGCGCGCCCACTCGCGGGCGGCGGCCTTGATCTTGTTGTTGACCGCGCGGGTCTCCAGCTCGTTGCTGGGGTGGGTCAGCGCGACGTGAATGCAGGTCTCGAAGGTGTGGATCACGCGGGCGTACTCGCCGGGCTGCATGACGTTGTGGTGGGCGGCGTACTCGGCGGCGGTCATGTCGGCCATGGTGTGCTCCTCGGGTTCCTCGTTGGCTTGTAGGACTACAGTACCAAGGTACCGTGTAAACGCGCAAGCCCCCTCGGCAAGATCTTTTACGATCTGCCTCGGGGGCTTGATAAGGGGGGTTATCAGAACGGGGGCTCGCACTCCGGCTCGTAGCAGTCCTCGTACTTGCCCGGGTGCAGCGTGCCCGAGGGCGCGAGTCCCGCGCGGTGCGTGCGTGCTTCCAGGCACTCCGGCCGGTCGCACGTCTCCCGGGGCCCGGGGTGCTCCTCGGTGCTGTAGCCGTGCGCCACGGGCTCGTCGTATGCGCGGTACGCCTCGCACCCCTCGCGCTCGATCGTGCCGCAGTTGTGGTACACGTTCCCGCACCGGTACGCGTGCGCGGCAGGCTTGCCGTTGAAGCCGAATCGGCTCACCAGCTTCTCCACCAGGCACCCGCACACGCGGCACCGGCGGTTGTACGGCCGGTCGTCAGCCTTCGTTCCGATCTTCGGCACGGTAACCCTCCTTCACGATCTGCGCGTACTTCGCGTAGGTGACGCCGTCCGACGCCCACCCGATGGCCACGGTCTTGCCGGACACGACCACGCGCACGCGGCGCTCGGCCGGGCTGTGGCCCTCGCTCAGGTACTCGCGGTACTCGACCTGCTGCCCGAGCGCGCTCGTGGTCGGGTGGCTGATGTACTCGGCCATGATCAGATCTCCTTGATCTCCTCGGCGAGGTCTTCGAGCGTGGTGTGCCGGTCGGCGTGCAAGTCGCAGCACTGCGGCTGAGGGCCCTTCGGCTGGACCTTCTCCAGCACAAGCGCGATCACCTGCCGCTTGATGAGCACGGGCTCACACGGCCAGTTCTCGCCGCAGTACAGGCACGTCGTGGTGATGCCCTGCTCCCCCTCGGGCTCGCTCGGGATGTGGTGCAGCACGGAGCCGACGAACGTCATGATCCAATTCCCTTCTTGATGATCCAGTCGAAGACGCGGGGCGCCACGTAGGCGAGGGCGATGAAGCCCGCCCCCATGCCGATCACCACGCCGATGCACATAGCCAGAACGTCGCTCATGCCGCGTACTCCTCGTCTTCGATCTCGGATGCTCGCTCTTCGCACTCCCACGAGCAGAAGCCGTTCGACGTCTCGGTGGCCGCGAACTCCTCGCGGCACTCGGGGTTCTCGCACCACTTCGTCATGCCCTAAAGGTACCATGCTGCCATGGGGAGCGCAACCCCCTTCAGCGCGTGTAAACGAAACGGCCCCCACCCGAAGGTGAGGGCCGCTCCGCGCGGGGCGGATCAGGAACGACCGCCGCCGATGGTCGACGAGCAGTGCCCGTACGTGCCGTCCGCGTAGGAGATGGACGAGCACGCCTGGTAATACACCGCGACGTCCTCCGGCATGGACGTGCCGTACGCGTAGTCCCGGTACGTGCCGCACCCGGCGGTGTTCCACAGGTTGTTGTAGATGCCCGCCTCGGGCGCCCACACGTGGGCCACCGCGCCGTGGTTGTCGCAGTCCGTGTCCCACACGCGGATCACGTCGCCGTCGTTGTAGAACTTCACACACGCGGTCTGCGGGTCCGAGTTGCAGATCTTCGGACCGTCCGAGCCCGCGAACGCGGGGGAATTGACGGCCAGGATCAGGCCCGCCGACGCAACGGCCACACCGAGCGCCTTGGTGATCTTCTTCACGCGGTCCTCCTTGGGGTTGGTGAAGTACCAGAGTACCACGCCAACCCCCGGGCGTCTACCCCTACTTGACCTGTCCCGCGTACTCGCGGTTGCCGTACAGCCGGTACTCGCGGGTCGGCGCGTTGACTACCTTCCGGCCCCGGTACGAGCCGGTGTTCGCGTTCACCGTGTAGCCCCCGCCCGTGTAAACGCCCACGTGCGTGATGTGCTTGGAGTCCTTGCCCCAGAAGAGCAGGTCCCCCGGCCGGGCCTTCGAGAGGGCCACATGCCGAGTCGCGTTGTACTGCTGCTGCGCCGTCCGGGGCAGGGTCTTGCCCGCGTGCGCGTACGCCTTCATGGTGAGCCCCGAGCAGTCCCAGTAGCGGGGCCCGGTGCCGCCTAGGCGGTAGGGGTCACCGAGCTGCCCCCGCGCGTACGAGAGGGCCGAAGCCTGCGGGGTGGTGGCGTTGGCCGTGCCGGGTGCTACGAGGACGCCTACGGCCGCGCTGAGGGCCGCGAGGATGACGAGCTTCTTCATGATCTTGCCTCTCTGGTCGTTACCGATTGGTGACAGTAGCAAGGCGGCCCCCGAAGGGGCCGCCGTGCCAGTCGTTCAGTCCGCGATCTCGGGGATCATCGTGGTGCCCTTGGGGCACATCGGGTTGCCCATGTCCAGCCACTTGCGCGTGGTGCGGACCACGTAGCCGCAGCAGTCGCATTCGACCTTGATCATCCGCGTGCCCTGCTTCTTCGGGCCCGAGCCCTTGCCCGCGCCCTCACCCACGAGCATCTTCGCGTGGGGGTAGTCGCCCATGATCACGGTGAGCGCTTCGAGCTGGTCCTTCAGCTCCTCGCCCGGGACCGTCGCGGTCATCTTGCCTTCGAGACCGATCGCCACCGCGACCTTCTTGAACTCCGCACCGTGGCCGTGCTGGCAGTCATCCGCGACGTGCACCAGCTCGTGAGCCAGGATCGCGAGGACTTCCACGCTGTCCGACTTCTCGGGGCTGATGAAGACGTTCGAGATCTTGTCCTCGGCCGCCGTGCTGATCCACGTCCAGCCGATCGAGCCCTTCCGCGCGTTCTTGCTCCAGCCCGTCGAGACTCGGATCTTCTCGGGAAGGGTCACGCCCGCGTCCTCGAACCAGGGCCGCATGTGCTCGATCGCCTGCATCAGCCACGCCTCGCGGGTCTCGAACTCGCCCTCGTCGATGAAGTCGCTCATGGGGATCTCTCCTTCGGTTGTCTCGGGGCTTGTTCCCTTCGACTGATACCAAGGTACCTTGCTACCGTGTAAACGCGCAACCCCTTCGAGCAAGATTCTTTCGAGCAACACGAAACCCCCAGGTGGGACCGCACCCGGGGGCTTCGAAATCATGCTACGCGCTCACGCGCCGCCGGGCTTCTTCCGGCACTCCGCGCACGGGTTGCCCTGGTTCCGCGCGCCACAGCCCGAGCAGAACACGTCCTGCTCGTCGGGCTGAGTCCGCAGAGCCTCCGGCGTGAACCGCGCCCTACGCGCCATCAGGCGCAGCAACGCGCTCACAGCCGCGCCGCCAGGATCAGGCGGGCCTCAGCACGCGCGGTCTCGTCGAGCAGCAGCACGGGCGCCGGAGCGACCGCACCCCCGCACAGGTTGGCGCAGTTCCCGGCCGCCGTGAGCGGCCCTCCGCACTTCGGACACATGGTCATACCTCCACGAGTCGGGCCGCACTGCGCCACCGGCATACGGTGCGCTCGGCCACTCCCAGCACGCCCGCGATCTCGCGAGCGCTCTTCTTACGCGCGGTGAGGATCACCGCAACCGCGATCTTGTCCCGGTGGGCAAGACCGGCCCCAGCACCAGCCTGCGGCGCACGGAGGACGACCGTCAACTGATCGTCTTCGTTCGCCGCACGGTCCGGGGTGCCCGCGTGAGGGCACGGACACCCCGGGATCATGCAGCCGATCACCGCATCACGCGCTCGGCGTTGGCGATCATGAAGCCGCCCGCGAACTCCAGCGTCTTCGCGATCGTCTGAAGCGTGGCGTACGCCTCACGGGCCGTGGAGCCGATGTAACCGGCCTCCATGCCGTGGCCGACGACGCCCGGGGCCGCGAAGCCGTCCGCGTCCACGAGGGTCCAGCAGCCCACGCCGCGCTCCAGCGTGAAGCCGTCCGTGCTGACCCCGAGCGCCTGAAGGGCGGGGACGTAGCGGTCGGTGAACTGACGGCGGACGTCCACGGCGGTGAGTCGAGTGGTCATGGTGTGCTCCTCGGTCCCTCGGGGGCTTGTTCCCCCTTCGATGTATCTACAGTACCACAGTACCTAGGACGCGCAACACCCCCGAACCAAGATCTTCTGGCCGGGGGTGAGCGTTTACACGTCGCCGGGGTTGACCCCGAGCGCTTCGAGCACCTGGTCGAGATCGTCCGGGGAGACGTCGATCCCGTACTGGTCCAGCCACCGCGTAGCGTCCTCCCGGACGGCCTCCATGGCGGCCTCGCACATCTCCCGGTCGTGGCGCTCCCGGAACTCCTGCGCTTCCCTGATGACGGCCGCGAGCACCATCGCACGCGCGTCCATGAAGTCCACGTACGCGTTCCCGGCGGGCTCGATCGAGCGGACGTCTGTGGTGTCGTAGGCGTCGAGCAGGAACGCCCGGCCGCGCTCCAGAGCTTCGGTCTCGTGGGCCTCGTACGGGCCGATCGGCGCCGATACGTACGGGGCGTGCCCCTCGTCCGTCTTGTCGTGGACGACGGCTGCAAGGTAGATCATGGGTGCTCCCCTCGGGGTCTCGAATGCTGCTGTAGTACCATCGTACCCTTACTGAGGGTACACGAAACCCCCGCCCGGGGGATGGACGGGGGTCGTGTCCGGCGGTACCTCGGGCATGGCCCGTGTGCCTAGGCCCGCTCGGTGGTCTCAGGCGTCGTGCGCCGTGTCGCCGTGGCCGTCGCCCTCGTAAGCGGGCTCCTGCTCGCTGTACGCGGCCGTGAGGTCTTCGCCGTGCTGGGACACGTCCGTGCCCTCGTCGGCGCTCTGGCCCTCGCCCATCAGCTCCGCGTAGAACTTCTTCACGGTCTCCTTGGCCTCCGTGAGCGCGTCGTTGGCGGCCAGCTCCTCGCGCTTCGCGTCCGCGTAGGCCCGGTACGCGCGGTCGTAGCGGCGCTGAGCGGCCTTCAGGGCGGTCGTCGCCGTGGCGAGGTCCGTCACCGGCTTCGGGGCGCGCTTCTTCGGCTCGGCCTTCGCCGTGGCCGTCTTCGCGGGCGTGGTCTTCCGTGCTGCCATGGGTCCTACTCCTTGGGTGCGTCGGTGTCGATGATGATCGTGAGCTTCTGGAGCTTCCCGCCGAACGAGACGCGCGCCCCTACCTCGGTGGTGAGGTCCGCGCCGTCCTGCATGGCCTGCTCGGTGAAGGCGATGACGTCGGCCAGGGTCAGGAACGCACCCTTCGCGGCGGTAATCTCTATCCCCTTGCGCATAGAACTACGGTACCACGCTCCCGAGCTACGCGCTACCCCCATATGCCTAGCGCGTGGTTCTCCTGCTTCAGCCGCTCCCACTCCTCGTAGTCACGGCGCTGGAACGCGTCGAACTCGGCTTGCCTCCGGTAGCGCTTGATACGGCGCCACGTCCACAGCCACCGGAGGTCACTCCACATCCGGCGCATGTCCCACCACCTCCCCGGGAATGGCGATCCGCCGGATGAGCGCGGGCATGATCTGCGGCACCCGCTGCTGCTGCTCGGACGTCAAGCCTAGCTGTGTAAACGCCTCGTTGATGATGGCGAACATCAGCTCGGCCTGCTTCTCCGCGAGCGCGATCTGACGCTCGCTCACCCCCGCGTCGATGCACAGCTTGGCCACCCGCGCGAGGTGCGCCCGCTCACGCTGCCACACGTCAAGCCACGCACGCTCGTTGGTGTCGGCCGTCTGCATGGCGCCCTTGTCGTCGTAGTTGGTCACCCCGAGGTCGATCAGCTCGTCACCCCACTCGGCCATCTTCGACTCGATCCAGAAGCAGAAGCCCGCGCTGCGTTTCAGCTCGTCCACGAGCACGTCGATCGGGCTCATGTCCGCCGGGATGGGGAAGTTCCCGAACCGGGCCGTGGCCCGGATCTCTTCCACCGCGCGCTTCCGGCTGGCGGCATAGGTCACGCCGTGGGCCGGGTTGCTGCCCTTCTTCGGTCCAGCCATGATCCACCTCCGTTGTCAGATTGTTACCAAAAAGAGGCCCGGATGCCTTGACATCCGAGCCTCCCTGTGCTGCTCTCAGCCGCCGAATCCGGCGCGCTCGATCTCCACCGTGGGCTTCAGCATGGCACCGATCTCACGGGCCCACTCCGGCGCCTTCTCCGGGTAGAAGCTCTCGTTGATCACGTTCTGGAAGCTCGTGCTCACGCGGTGCCCGCCGGACAGCACCTTGCCGCCCCTGATCTTGATCTGGAACAGGTACCAGTACGGGGACGACGCGCCACGGTTGACGCGGTACACGAGCTTGATGTGCGACGGCCGGAAGTTCCCGCCCCGGTACGAAGCCAGGAAGTCGAACCGGTTGTCGCCCTCGGCCACCGCAAGGTCGATCTCGCGGATGATCGTCTGCTCGGTGTCGATGATGCTCATGAAGTCGGGGATCATGTGTTCCTCCTTGGTGTGGTACCAGAGTACCACGAAGGGCCCGGAGCACAAGCCCCGGGCCCTCGCGTTTACACATCCTCAGCCGGTGACCGACCCGCCGTCACACCAGGCTTGCCAGTCGCCCGGGTGCTCCTTCGCGATGTGCTGCCCGAGCCGCATGATCCCCGGCTCAATCGTCGCGCAGAAAGGGCACGGCTTCGAGCCCTCCGCCACCGGGACGCCGTGCCACCGCTGCATGTGCTCGCGGAACATCCCGCGCCGGTAGATCCCCGGGCACTCCTTGCCCTCGGGGTCCTGATAGCACTTCAGGTGAGTGCCGTTCGCCAGCCCCTCCGGGTGATGCGCCACGCAGTCCTCGGTGCCGAACCCCACACCGGCGCACGTGCACTTCGCCCGCTCCCCGGCCGCGAGCTTCCGGGCCCGCTCGGTCAGGTTGGGCCGCTCGTCGTACACCGCGCCGCAGTGCTGGCACACCCCACCCTCACCGGGCGCGGCTGTGTGGTTCCCGGTGACCTCGCACACCGGCCGGTGCAGCGGGCACGGCGGGGTGGGCTCGACCGGCTGAGGGCAGGTGCAGCCCTCGATCGCGGCCACCCGGTACTCGGCTCCGGCCACCCCGGTCTCTTCGAGCCGCACCGTGACCCGCCCCGAGCCCTCGTCTTCGAGCAGGCCGGGCACGGCGCCATCGTCCACGAGGAACAGCAGCAGCGCGTTTACACACCGCCCGCACAGGTGCTTGCGCTGGTCCTTCTCGCCCTCCACCACGGCAGGGAAGGTGACCCGCCGCCAGTTCTCCGGCAGGGCCGGTTCCCGCATGAAGGCGACACCGGGGACCGCGATCACGCTCCCGTTGACCTCAGCTTGACGGCCGCACCGGTCACACTCTGCCTTGATCATTCCGACCTGCTCTCTCCGATTGCGATCAGCGCCCACACGATGGCGAACGCGAGCCGTACATCCCTGTCTCCCGGCCTCCCGGCCGCGTCGCAGGAGTCCGCCCCATTGGCCTCGTGCCAGGCCCGGTCAAGAGCCTCCCGGCTCCGGGACGGGACTCCCATGCGCGCCCCGCTCCCGTGCGGCTGGTGGTCCATCTCAGTCCGCCTTCCCGAACGCCTTCGCGTCCACGGCCCCCGGTACGCCCGGGAACATCTCGTTCCACAGCTCCATGGCCGCGTCCTGGATCATCGCGGTCAGGGTCTCCGCGAGGTCGGAGGGCATCAGCACGATGATGCTGTCGTGCACGGTCATCAGCGGGCCAGCCCCGCCGATGCCTTCGTCGGCCGCGCGCTGGAACACACCGGCCGCTTCGCAGATCTCTTCGGTCTTCAGCAGCCACTCTTGGAAGAGCTGCTGAATCGAGCCCTGCACTACCTGATTCCAGCCCTTCCGGGCGTCCCAGTCCAGCTCACGTTGCGTGAACCACCGGAGCTGTCCGTTGGCCAGCCGGACGTATCCGGTCTCCTTGACGAACCGTTCCCACTGGTCAGCCATCTTCTTGTACTGCGGGTAGGCCCGCTTCCACGGGAAGACGACTTTCTTCGCTTCGGTCGCGGTGAGCTGGACGTCGCCGCCGGTCTGCCGCTTCACCTGCCGCTGGAAGGTGAGCCACCCGCCGTCGAAGATCAGCAGGAAGTTCGACATCTTCGCCGTCTTCCGGTTGATCTTGACGAGGTCGGCGGTCTTCTGGTGCAGGTCTTCGCCGTTGCGGAACGCTTCGAGCATCGGCTTGCACCCGCTCAGCAGCGCGCCCACCCTCAACTCAGCCTGTGACAGGTCGAGTTCGATCAGGTCCCATCCCGCGTAGTTCGTCGCGACCTCGTGGGCGATCATCTGCCGCACGGTCGGGGCGTCGAGCCCTTCGAGCGCCTTCGTCAGCTTGCCGTCGTGCGGCATGGCCTGAAGGTTGACACGCTCGATCGAGAGCCGGTCCGCCATGCCGTCGCTCTGCTTCGTCTCCTCGCGGAGCTGACGGATGCGGGCCCGAAGACGGCCGTCGTCGCCGGTCTTGTCGGCGTACCCGCCGTAGTACATGGACGCGAGCCGTCCGAGGTCCGTGTAGAGCTTCCACGGCTCCGCACCCATCACGCCGTCGCGGGCCATGTCGCCCAAGACCTCAGCGTCGAGCGTCGGCGCTCCGGCGGGCCACTTCTTCGACGGCTTGCCCACGTTCACCGGAGCGAGCCCGAGCCCGTTTACACCCTTGGACGACACCTCGTCACTGAAGAACCACTTCAGCGCGGCTTCCTTGTTGGCCGCGAAGGGGAGCTGCTTCGCCACCTGCCGCTGCTTGCTCTCGATCGCGCCGACGTAGCCCGCGCTGATCTCCTTCGGGAACGGCATACCGCGCCGCTCCATCTTGACGAACTGCTTCATCAGCGGCATCTGCTTGGTGCAGAACTCGGTCCAGTCGCCGTATCCGTCCATGAACTCGGCCTGCTGGACCCGGAAGACCTTCAGCGTCAGGATGGCGTCCACGGCCGCGTACTCGCCCATGATGATCCACGGCACGAGGTCGTAACCCGAGCCCCACGCCGGGTACTTGGGGTACTTCCGCTTGTTCTTCGTGATCCACGCCTTCACCGGGTCTCCGAGCTTGCGCCCGAGCTTCAGCCGGTCGGCCGTGGGTCCGAGCCCCTTCGGGTGGACGGGCCACAGGTTCTTGCAGCCCAAGATCGTGTCCCACTGGACGAGGTGGTCCATCTTGATCCACTGACGGCCGCACGGCGCCCACTCTGGGGTGCCCGCATCCATCATGATCAGGTCGTACTGCGCGTTGTGCATGACGACGCGGCAGTCCACGAGCCACGCGTACAGGGCGCCCCATTCGGCGCCGGGCAGGTTGATGTCCTCGTCGCCGCCGAAGAGTGTAAACGCGCCGTCGAACCAGGGCTGGCACTCCACGCCCTGCGCGAACGGGAACGCCACCCCTCGGACGCCGTCGTCCTCCGGCAGGCTGCACGGCTCCAGCTCGTCGGCCGTGAACCACGCCACCGACACCACGGAGACGCGAGCGCCGTCGTCGGGGTACAGGCCGGAGGTCTCGGTGTCGAGCGAGATCCACGCCCCCGGCCGGAGCCGGGGGAGCTGGGACGGACGGAAGATGCTCATTTACGCCCCTGCCTCACGGACACGAGCATGACGCCCGAGCCCAGTAGAAAGCCGATGATGAACCAGGCCAGTTCCGCGCCGGTCAACGCTGGTCACCCTCTCCGCCGATGACATGCCGGGCGTGCCGGGACTCCAGCTTGGCGATGTTCAGGGCCGCGACCTCTCCGAGGTCGACGCCCATCTCGGCGCACAGCCGGGCGAGGTACCACAGCACGTCGCCGCACTCCTCCGCGATGGCGATCAGCCGCTCGGGCTCGACCACGCCGCCGGAGTCCCGGACGACCTTCTTGATCTTGTTGGCGACCTCGCCGCCCTCGCCGCACAGCCCGAGGGTCAGGTACAGCAGCCCGTCGATGTGCTGCTCTCCGGCGTGCGGGTAGATCGCGGTCTCGCGCGTCCTGCGCTGGTACTCGGTGAAGTCCATGGGGATCTATACCTCCAAGCCAGCCGCGCGGAAGTCCGCGCGGATGTTGTCGATGGCCCGCCGGTCGGACGCCGTCTTCGAGACGGTGATCGGCGGGACGGATCGGTCAGCCGGGTAGAACCTCAGATGACCTCTGCCGGAGGCGGCCGTCTGGCCGCGCCATCCGGGGGTCGCGAGCGCCTGCTTCACGATCGCGCGTACCTCCTTGGGGAGGGCGCGGATCATGCCGATGGGGATCGTCGTGTTGCTCATGCGCCCTTGGTCTCCGGCTTCTCGTCGGTGGGGCCGGTCCACGTGATGGCCACGCCCCATGTGCCGTCGTCGTACGGGATCACGTAGGCATGGATCTTGCCCGCCCACTGACCCCACAGGAAGCGCCCGGACTGAATCCGCTTCACTGCGGACCGGGCCGCGTTCTCGGTCGTGTGGCCCTCGGAGTGGACCACGGCCCCGGGCTCTTCGCCCTTCTTGGCCGCTGCGACCGCGAGCTTGCGCGCGGCCTCCACGGTCTCGGCCGGAGCCCTCAGCCGCTTCTTGCGGGTCGTGCTCGGGTCGAACGGCCGCTCGACGATGGTGATCTCTTCGTCCGCCATGTGGGGACCTCCTTCCTTGCTGCCGTAAGGCTACCACAGTACCCGGTGCTACCACCAGCCGGGCGCCGGTTACACCTCCCGCGAAACGAGGCCCCCATACGGTCGTCTCCCGCCCGCCTGTGTGTGTGCGTGGTTTCGCGGAAAAGCGTGTAACTAGTAACCAGACCCTATCTGACCTGCATATATATAGAAATACATAGTGTAACTTTGGTGTAACTTAGCTGTACCTTTGGTGTACCTTTTGGGGCCCAAGACCATCGAAATGATCTTGGGCCCCAAAGTTACACCGCCGGTTACACCACGGCTGTTACCCGAGCGAGCGGTTGATGATCTCCTGAGCGAGGTCCCCGCCGATCACCCAATACCGCCCCTTCTTGCCCCCGTTCAACCCCACCGGCGACGGCCGGGTGGTCGCTCCGAGCGCCTTCGCCTGCCTCACGATGGCCTCCGCCGACGCAAGCCGGGTCTCGTCGCCCTTGCCCTCCTTCAGGGTCCACGCCTCCGCGAGGGTGGCCGCGTTGAAGTAGATCCACGGGCCCACCCCCTCGTACGGGGTCTTGCTCCGGGCGTCGTCCTGCGACTCGTCCCGGATCTTCGCCGGGTAGAGCGGGAAGCGCTGCCCCTTGTACTTCGGCATCTCGCCGTACTCGTCCGGGTCGGAGAACGTCCGGACGGCCCACGGGAGGATCTGAAGCGTCAGCAGGTCGTCGGTGTCCGCCGGGAGCGCCGCGATGCTGGAAACGCTCCACGCGTCCACCAGGGCCGCCGACGCGCCCTCTCCGGCCAGAGCCCCGGCCCGGTCCTCGTCGTCCGCGAGAAGCCAGTCCAGCACCCGGGAACCGGCCCGCACGATCCCGTAGCTGTCGCCCACGCGGCCGGTGCACGGCTTCAGCGCCTTCACGAGCCCCGGGATCTCGTCCACGAGCCGCAGCACCTCCGCCACGAGCGTGCCCGCCACCGCAGTGAGCGAGCCCCCGTAGCGCTGCCACAGCTCCTTCACAGCGTCGTACGACTTCTGCCCCTTCGTGCTGGGCAGGGCCACGGACACCGTGCGGTCCATGAGCGCCTTCTGTCCGGTGAGCCCGAGCCCTTCGCCCGTGATGAGCAGGCCGCCGGTGAGCTTCGCCGACATGGAGTGCTCCGCGTCCTGCCGCTTCGTCTTCGTCGACTCCATGGGGATGAGCCGCAGCAGCTCGCGGAACTTCTCCAGATCGTCGGGGTCGTCGAAGTGGACGAAGCCGGACCGGAACGCCGCGAGCTTGTCGCGGAGGTCCGCCACGGTGGGCTGCACGTCCCCGAGGTCGTAGCCCATCAGCTCGCCGATCATCTTGATCGCGCCGGACGTCTTGCCCGAGCCGGACACCGCTTCAATGGCGAAGATCGGGAAGACGGCGCAGTTGCCCTTCAGCTTGATCTCAGCCTTCACGAGCGACATGAGCGCCCACGAGAAGAGCACGGTGAGCGCCGTACGGTCGTGGAACGTCAGCACCTCCCGCAGCACCTCCCGCACCTCCGGGAAGCCACCGGCGGCGAAGCCGTACTTGAACGGCGGGTCGTAGCGGTCGAAGCCGGGAAGGTCCGGCCGGGGCCGAACACCCTGGAAGGGCTGCATCCCGTTTACACCCGCTTCGATCCGGCCGACCGGGGTGAGGAACACCCGGTGTTCCGGCTGGAAGCCGATCTGCCCGAGCAGCGTGGAGACGGGCGCCTTCTGCTCTTCGAGGTACCGCATCAGCCGGATGGTGGGCTGCATGTCGCCCATGGCCCGCGAGGGCTGAGCGAACGACACACCGGCCACCTCAGCGAGCCACGTGGTGAGCTTGCGGAAGTCGACCAACGTGTCTGCGTCCAGCACCTCGGGGAACTGCTCGCCGTCCCGCTGACGCGTGATGATCACGTCGTAACTACGCCCCCGCTTGCCCGGCGTCGAGATCAGGCCCACGGCCTTCACGTCGAAGTTGGCGAAGCTGTCCGGGGGCTCGATCGTCGGCGTGCCGCCGGGGTCCGGCTTCGGCTTCATCTCGACCAACAGGTGGTCCCCGCCGGAGATCAGCCAGCCGGAGTTCTCGCCCCCGCCCGCCATGATCTGCTTCGCCTGCTCGGTGTTCCAGATCGACTCGGTGGTCTTCGTGAAGTCGGCCTGAGCGATCGGGTCCGTGCTCATCATGTTCATCACGGTGCAGTGCGCGAGGTAGAGATCCTTCTTGTCCCGGTACTGCTTGGCGTAGTGGCCCGCGAGCTTGGCCAGCCAGTCGTTCCCACGCCGGGGGTCGTCCGGCGGCATCAGGATCAGCTCGGAGAGCAGCGACCCGCCGGAGATCGTGACCTGCTTGCCGTCGATCGTCGCGGTCTTGGTCGCCTTCGCCTTCGCGAGGTCCCCGATCCACTCCGGCAGGGTGGCGGCCTCCACGTCGACAATGACCGTGTAAACGCCCTCGGTCTTCGAACCGGGCACCATCACATACGAGTTGGGGCCGGTCTTGAAGTCGACGGCGTCCCCGAGCGTGTTCGAGTAGCCGTCCGCCTTGCCGCCCTGCTGCCCGGCGGGAAGCTCGTACACGTACTGCGTGCCGCCCCGGCCGGTGCGGTAGGTCAGCGTCACCACGGCGGGCTTGCCTTCCGCGAGCGCGGCCCACGTCAGCTCTCCGGGCTTGTTCTCCGCCACGTCCACGTCGACCACGGCGCGGCCCGCGAGGGTCTGCCCGAAGTTCAGGCGGCCGTGCTGCCCCCACTTCGTCCACCACAGCTTGATCTGCGCCGGGTCAGTGGTGGCTTCCTTGCTGCCCTGCTTGGTTCGCGGGTGCTTGCCCGGCGACTTGCAGCCGGTGTCCATGCACGTGCACTCGCCGTCCACCACCCGGTGGGTGGGGAAGACGGCCACGCCGCCCGCCGCGAGCGCGAGCGCGTTCTTCAGCAGGTCGTCAGTGGCAGGCTGTGGCGCCGGGGTCTCGCCCTTGATGTACTTCACGCGTGGTTCCTCCTTGGGTTGCGAACGGCCCCCAGTCTCTCACTGAGACGTGGGGGCCGTTCGTCGTGCGTCCTGCCCGGTGCTACTGGTTGTCGTCCTCGTCGCCCTCGGGGGCGAACGTGAACTTCTCCGGGTCGAACGGAACGTAGCGCGAGACCTCAGAGCGGGGGTCGCCCGTCTTGATGTCCTTGCCGGTGCGGACGTAGCCGACGATGCGCGCGTCCGGGTCTTCGATGATCTCGTCCGTGTCGGACTCGACCTCGTATCCGAAGCCCTCGAACATCTGCTTCATCTTCCAGTCCATCTTGTCGGTCAGCGGGATGTGCTCCTGCTGCGACGTCTGCCACCGGCCCTTGCGCAGCTCGGGGTGGTAGTCCTTGTCCACCACGAGCTTCCAGACCCACTTCTCGGTGCCCGGGTTGGCGGAGTTGGGGCCGGTCTCGCCCTCTTCCACCTCGGTGAGCTTGAAGACGTACTTGCCGGGCTTCAGGGGCTTGTAGTCCCCCGATTCCTGGTTGTTGGCACCTTCGGCGCGGTCCTTGGGGAGCTTCGGCATCGTTGACTCTCTTCTCTCGGTTCCCGGTTGGCCCCGGGCGGCTTGTCGGGTACTACGCTACTTCGCTACCGCCGGGCTGTCAAGCCTTCTTGGCGGCGGCCTTCTGCTCCTTGTACGCGGCGGCCCGCTCGCGGGTCTGTGCGTACATCGGGAACACCTCGTCGTCGGCCCACACGGTGGTGCCGTTGACGTACTCCACGAGCCGGTCGAACCGGGGCTCGGGGAAGTCGCGGGGAAGCACCCCGAGCCGGTCCTTGGCCCGCACGAGCGCGGACGGCTTGGTCCGGGCGGTCACCAGGGTCTCGCTCTCGCCCTCGGAGACCGGCAGGGTCTCGCTGGTGAGCCTCAGCGCCACGTCCACGTAGCCGAGCACGGACGTGCGGAGCTTCGGGGTCATCTCGGGGGCGGCCTGCTTCTTCGAGTGGCTGTACTCGCCCTCGCCCTGCGCCTCCGTCTCCAGCGCCGTCGCGGCGAAGTGGCACGGGAGGTCGCGGAACTTCCGCATGAGCTTGCGGACTTGAGAGGTCATCAGCCCGTAGTCTTCGAGCTGTGTGATCTCCGCGCTGTACCGCTTGTCCTCTTCGGCCTTGCGGGTGTTGCGCTGCTCGCGCTCCCACATGGTGTAGCTCGCCTGCTCCAAGATCTTGTTGACGATCTCGGTGAGGGAGTCCATGCCGATGCCCTTGACCGACTTCGGGTTCTCGCGGAGCCGGGCGGCCGTGCGGAAGTACAGCCGTTCCAGCTTCTCGTAGGTCATCACGCCGTTGCCCGGCGGGTTCCAGATCTTGATGCACTCGGTGCGGACTCCGAGGGCCTTCAGCGGGCCCTTCTTCAGACCGGCCTCAGCGTTGATGATGATCACGTCACCGTCGCCGGGGAGGTTGGCCATGAAAGCGATAGCCGTCGTTTTGCCGGTGCCCTCCGTGCCGAAGTACAGGGCCTTGACCCACTCCTCGGCTTCGTCCAGATCGGTGAACTCGTCCTCGTCCACGATCTCCGCGTCAACGATCTCGTCAACGGCGGGAGCGGGAGCGCTGCTCGAACCGCTCGTGATGGCGCGGGGTGCCGCGCCGGATGCCTTGGGCATCTGCTCTCCTGTGTGTGGTTATCGGGTGACCCGTAGGTCTCTGTGCCCGGACGGGGCCCCGGAGGGCCCCGCCGAACAGTACCAGCCTACCCTACTCGGGCGGCTTGCGCCAGACGAACTTCAGCACGTGCGCCACGGCCTCTTCGTGGTCCGGGCACGCACACCACCCGCCGTCTTCTTCGGCCACGCCGTCGAGCGTCCGCGTGAGCACGCCCTGAGCGCGTACCGCCGTGGCGTCCGTCCGGGTCTCGTAGGCCAGGAAGCGGAGCCACACCGCGCGCTCGATCCGGGTCAGTCCAGCCACCGTTTACACCTCGTCGTTCCAGTCGGGGCACGGGCCCGGGAACTTCCCGACGCCCGGCGGCCAGCACCGGTCACACACGCAGATGCAGATGCGGGACGTGGTGCCGTCCGCGTTGCGGAAGACCATGTGGTCGGCCGGGTCGTGCTCGTGCTGGGGGACCGTCTCCGGGACCGCCACCGGGGCGGCGGGGGCCTGAGCCTCCACCACCCCGAGAGGCGCCCGAGCGGCCGTGGGCCTACTCAGCTTCGGCATTCTGCGCCTCGCGCATGGCCCGGGACGTGAAGTCGAAGTCTTCCAGGATCTCCGCGACCGGGATCGAGCCGGAGCGGGCCTGAATGTGGATCTCGCGGAAGTCGCACTTCCATGCGCACTGCTTGGGGTTCGGGGACGAGTACAGCGCGTCCTCGCGCTCCAGCAGGGCCATGGCCTTGACGACCTTCCGGGCGTCCTGAGCGATCATCTGGAGTTCGTCCAGCGTGCGCGAGGTCCGGGTGCGCCTGAAGCGCTGTTCGAGGGTCTGCGGCTTGCCCTTCGGCTTGCCGTTGGCGAACAGCGGGACCGGGATCTTGTCGCCGACGTTCTGCTTCTTCCGGGACTCGTTCAGCATCGCGCCGTTTACACGCTTCGCCGTCTCGTGGCCGCTGATGGCCCACGCGAACCAGTAGAGCCCGAGCTGATCGTCAAGGTCGATCTCGGTGTCCGACGCGAGGTCACCGGGGAACTTGTGGTCGACGATCCACACGCCGCCGTAGTCGAGATCTTCCACCACCAGGTCGATGACCCACACGAGCGGGCGGCCGTCCTCGGTCAGCGGGACCTCGCCCTTCTGCTCGGTGGCGATGATCCGCCAGTCCGGGTCACAGCCGTACATCTCCACGTAGCCCGCGTAGGCCCATTCCATGAGCGCGCGGGTCTCCACGTCGAGCTTGTCCATGACGGGCCCGACCTCGCCCGCGCACAGCTCCAGAAGCTCGGTCTCGCCGAACGAGCCCCGGTGCGGGGACCGCGTCGAGCCCCCGTGGTTCTCGTCCTGCCACTCCTTGATCGTGAGGTAGTGGCGTTCCATGATCTCGTGCCAGATGTGCCCGAGCCGGAACGCTTCCTTCTCCACGGTCGGCTTCCAGCCCTGCCGGTACCCGAGGTCCCACTTCATGGGGCACTGCCGGAACGTGTCCAGCTCCGAGTACGAGACGGGCCGGGGCCCCTTCCGGGGCCCCTGCGCGTTGTCAGCCACGACGTGCCTCCATGATCTCCTTCTCCTGCTCGGGGTCCAGCTCGTACGCCTTCATGGCCGTGATCACGACGATCTCGGCCGCATGGAACATCCGGCACCGCACGCGGTGCACGGCGATGGCGAAGCCGTCGAGCGCGAAGAACACGGCCGCCGCGAGGGCATAGACCTTGTTCATGGCGCCGTCGTGGGTGACGCCGTACCAGGCGATCCAGCCCCACACCGCCATGAGGGCCGCGTAGTAGAGGCGGGGGGCCGGGTGGCCGCGCCGGTAGGCCCGCAGGACCGGGCGGCCGATCTGCTCGTTCATGCTGCTTGCTCCTTCGTTGCCGTCCACTCCATACCGCAGCGGAGGCAGTAGGGGATCGTCGTCACCGTGCCGTCGAGCGCGGTGTGCGGGTGGGTCTCCACCCTGTGTTCGCACGAGTCGCTGTGCATGGATCTAGAGTACCGCGCTACCACTGGTGTCTGTCAAGGCGACGCGCCGGGCTTTCAACTCGCCGTTGTACTCGTTGTACGCGTCGCGGCACGGCTGGCACACCGGGAGGATGCCCTTGCGCCGGTGCGCCTGAGCCCCGAGGTGGGTACCGCACGCGCCGGTGAAGTCCGGGAAGCCGTCCGGGTCGTCGATCTGGTCGAAGTCCCAGAAGATCGGCTTCACGAAGCCCTTGCGGGCCGCGTAGGTGGCCGCGAGCCGGGCCGACTGCTGCTTGACGCCGTGGAGCACCGGGTTGGTCTCCATCTCCAGCTTCTCGTAGAGCACCCGGATCTTGTACGCCGTCGAGTAGTAGACCTGCTGCCGCTTGCCGAGCGCGAGCAGGTTGAATGTCGGTCCCACGAAGCCCAGTTGCTCGCCGGTCCACTTCACCGGGAAGCCGATAGCCGCGAGCCCCTGCACACGCCGGGCCGACCCGATCGCGTTTACACGGGCCCCGCCCTTGTCGGCCGGGACCTCCGGCCGGATGGCCATCACCGACTCGAAGTTCTCCCGGTACATCTCGCGCATGACGTACTGCTGATTCTTCGCGCTGCCCCGGTGACCCCGAATGATCTCCGAGATCGAACCGGCGGACAGCGTGCACAGCTCCGCGAGCCGGACCGTCGACATGCCGTAGGTGAAGTGCAGCATCCGGAGGTGGGCCCGCGCGGGCTCGATCGGCACCCGGGTGGGGTTGCCGTGGGCCCGCATGTACGCGGTCAGCTTGAAGCGCTTCCGCTGCTCGGGGGTCTTAGTGCTCACCGGCCCTCCCGGTAAAACGGCACGAGGCCGCTGCGTGCGGCCGTCTCGCGGGCTTCGGCGAAGCTCTCGGCCCCGAGTGCCACCTTGGCGCCACCGAGGTACGAGGCGACCGTCTGCTGACTCACGCCCATCTCTGCGGCGATCTCGCGGAGCACCGCCCCGGCTTCCCGCCGGGACGGCGCGGGACGCCACCGAGTGAGGGCTTCACGCTGACCGGGGTACAGGCTGTGCTGCCTCCGGCGGTCGTCCTTCCACATCACGCTGACTCCTTGGTGAACTCGTACAGGGGCCGCACGGACGCCCGGACGTACCAGCCCGGGAGGACGTCCTTGCGGAGGTTGACACGGCGGTACAGCGTCACGGTGCCGTCGTAGCCACCGAGCGGGTGCGCGTTGTCCGGCACCCACGTGTGCGTGTAAACGAGCTTCGTGATCCGCTCGCTGACCCGCTGCGGCGCCCGGCCCCGTTCGGGGTGGTTCACCATGCACAGCGGGTCCTTGCTCCAGTTGTGGCGGGTCCGGGCGCGCTCGTCGCGCTCCCGTATCAGCCGCTCGATCGTGTCGAGCTGGTACCCGGCCGACACGGCGCGGGCCTTCCAGTTCTTCCGGCTCATGCGAGAGTCACCCCCGGGACCAAGCCGTTACGGATCAGGAAGTGCCAGAAGTGCAGTTCCGCACTCCGGGCGTGGTCGGGCGTCTTCGGAGAGACGAACGGAATGCCCGCGTGCAGCATGACGGCCTCCGTGCCCTTGTGGATCTGCGCCATGTGCGAGAACCACTGGATCTCGCGCGCGGGGACCTCCGGCGCGGCCTCGTGCGGGACCTTGTTCCACTGCTTGACCGTGAACTCCAAGAAGCCGAGCAGCCGGACCGTCTCCAGCCGGGAGCCGATCAGTTCCTTCGCCTTCGACGCGTAGACCACGAAGTCTTCGCACCCGATGACGTCGAACATCCCGAGACGCGGGTACAGCCAGTCGACGAACTCGTCCGGCAGCATCTCGGCCACGCAGTAGACGCGCCAGCCGTGCTCGCGTTCCGTGTCCCGGCACCCCACAGTGATACCTACGTGTGTGGTGCCGGGGTCGACGGACAAGACCGTGATGTCGTCGTCGCTCGCGCGCGGGAAGACGAACGGCTTCGCGCGAAGGGTTTCGAGATTCGTCTTCCGCTTCGCCGGTGTCTCCTTACGCGGGGACAGCTTCGGCATTCGTCTTCTCCTTCTTCGTCTCGGTGACGCACGTAGCACACATGCCGTCTGCCTTCTCCTTGCGGTGTGCGCCGCAACGCTCGCACGCGGGCAGGGTGACCGTCAGCAGCTCGTCGAGCGCGTCCACGGTGGCGTACTGCGCCGTGGTGGCCTTGTTCTTCAGGTTCCGGCGCTCGCGCTCCGTCATCCCGCCCCAGATGCCTGCCTCGTTGTTCATGAGGGCCGTACGCAGGCACTCCAGATAGACCGGGCACCGGGCGCAGATCTGCTTGGCCACCTCAGCCTGTACGGCGTAGGCGCCGGTCTCGCCGATGGGAAAGAACAGCTCCACGGGCTCGTCGATGCACGCGCCGTTGTCCTGCCAGATGGGGTTCTTCACCGTTCCTCCTTGGTTGTAAATCTATAGTACCACAGAACCGCGAGGTCTACACCTCGCGGCCCGTGATTCTTGCTGGTCAGATGTACTGCGCCATCTGCGACTCGGTCAAGATCCGGATCTGGTGATCCGTCTTGGCCGCCACAAGCTCCCGCTTGCCGGAGTCGATCGAGTCGGGAGTGCAGTAGTCGAGCGCCGTGCACGGCCGGTCCTGCCCGATCCGGTGAATCCGGCGCATGGCCTGCTGGTTGCGCGAGGGCTTGAACGACGTCTCCAAGAAGATCACCATGTCCGCCACGGTGAGCGTCAGCCCCTCCGCCACGGTGTCGAGAGAGCCGCACAGGACGTCCAGCTTCCCGGCCTTGAAGTCGGCCACGATCTGCCCGCGCGCCGCCCGGCCGATGCCGCCGTGGACGAACGCGGACCGCAGACCGGCCTTCTCCGCCACGGCGTGGGCGGCCTCCACGGACCGCCGGAAGTGCGCCACGACCAGCGTGGGCCGGGTACGCTCCCCGAGGTCGTAGGCGAGCCGTTGTAGCTTCCCCGACTCCGCGAGGGGGTCGCCGGACTCGTCGAGAATCCCGAGACCGCTCGCGAGCTTGTCGAGCATGACGTGCCGGGCCGACGACGACCACGCCACCCGAAGGGCGCCGTCCCCCATCTCCGCGAGGTAGGTGTCCCGCATGGCGTCGTACGCCTTCTGCTGCTTCTTCGTCATGGGGGTGTTTACACGCTCGATCGTGAGCGGCGGGAGGTCCGTCAGCACGTCGTCGCGGAGCCGCATCAGGAACCGGTCACCGAGGTTGGCCCGGAAGAACTCCCGGTGGTGCTCACACGGGTCGAGCGGCGGCCGACCGGCGCACTCCGGCTTGCACGCGAGCAGGTCCCCGACCTTCTTGATCTCCTTCTCCACACCCCGGATGTAGATCTTGTCCGGGGTGGTGTCGAACCACGTCGCGGCCCACCGCCAGTAGCTCCCCAGCTCCCCGCCCGGCTTCGCCTTCTCCGGGTACATCGCGCACAGGGCTTCGAACAGCTCCGGTGCCCAGTTGGGGATGGGCGTCCCGGACGCGAGGATCACCCGGCCCGCCTTCTTCAGGATCGGCCGGAGCGCCTTCGTCCACGAGGTGTTGCGGCCCTTGATGTAGTGGGCCTCGTCCAAGATCACGGTGTCCCACCGCGTCCGGTACTCCGGCTTCGCGATGGGGAGCACCTTCCGGCCGTCGCGCTGCACGAGGGAGCTGTACGCCACCTGCGTGAAGTCGTCGAAGCGCTCGGGGGCCCACTTCGTGATCTCGTCGTTCCACGTGCCGCCGTCGAGCACCATCGCGGGTGCCACCACCAGCGTGCGGCCCTCGGCCGCGAGGGTCATCTGTGCGGACTTCCCAAGCCCCATCTCGTCCGCGAGGAACGCGCGAGGGTTGGCCCGTAGGAACTCCAAGCCGACCTGCTGATACGGCCGAAGCTGAAGCATCTCGTCACCTGCTATTCTGTGGTCACGTGCTTGCCGATGGGGATCGTCAGCACTCCTTGGGGAAGTGGCCCGGCTTCGGCCGGGCCCTTCTGCGTTTCAGTACAAGATCTTCTGCCGCTTCAGCTCCTTGACCTCCGCGCGCCGCGAGAGGTGCCGCCGGATGTTCTGCCTCCGCCGCTTGTTCTCCAGCCGGACCGCCGCGATGTTCGCGAGGGTGATCCCGGTCTTCCGCCATACCCGCCTCATGATGCCCTCCCGTGTAAACGTGCCCTAAGACCCCGACCAGGTGGCCGGGGTCTCGGTGGACGGCATCAGGCTACCGCCCGTCAGTCGATCTCTTGCGGGATGAAGACCGTGAGCGCGGCGGCTACGGCGTTCGCGACGGCCTCCGTCTCGTACTTGCCGATGTGCCAGCCCATCCCGCCGGTCACCCGCGTGACCACCCAACACGGCACGGATTCCAGGTCGATCGGGTCGGTGTTGACGACTCGCGTGGTCTTCTCCGGCCGGACGGTGTATCGAGTCTCGGTGCTCATGTCTGCCTCCTTCTGGCACCCCCGAAGGCCCGCACCCCCGAGGGGGCCGGGCCACGGAGCACGGGGGCTCAGGCGTCGAACTGGTTCTTGCCCTTCGCGATGTAGCCGCGCATCTCCTTGGCGAACTCGATCAGTCGAGTGTCGTCCTCGGACGGGTCCTTCCTGAAGCCCTGCTTCAGCGTGTCGCTGAAGACCAGCGCGGTCACGCACCAGTCGCGGGCCTTGTCGGTCTGGTGGGCGAACTGAGTCTGGACGTCCGCGCGGCCGGTGAAGTCGCGGTCCCATTCGGGCTGCTCGCGGCGGGGCTGCCACGAGCCGGGCAGCGCGGTGACGGCCTGCATGATCTCGGTCCAGCCAGCCTCAGCGAAGTTCTGCATGGTGTGCTCCTTGTTCGGTGGGGGCTTGTTCCCCCGTCCTTCTGTATCTACAGTACCACGTTACCAAGGTGGGGTGTCAACCCCCGTCTTCAAGATTTTCTTCGGAAGGGGAAACGGCCCCCGAGGGAGCCCGCACCGTGCGCCAACACGGGGGCTCGACCTCGGGGGCCGCAGGTGGGATGTCACCGGGAAAGGAGACCGGAGCGGGCCGGAGGAACGCCGTCCCTTACCCCACCTTCCGGACTGCTGGTGTCTGCCTGGTGTCAGCAGTCCGGCCGTGCTACCGCCGGTCGCAACAGGGGACGCAACACCCTGGTACCGGCGGCCTCCACGACCCCCGGGAAAGCCCGGGGACCATGGAGAAGAGGATCACCGCCTAGCTAGACGTGCACGGGGGTCGCGTTGCGCTCGTCGTCCACGGGACGGTACGGGCTCCAGCCCGCGAGCTTCAGGGCCGCCGCGTGCTTGGCGTTGTGGTGGGCGCAGAACGTGAGCTGCATCGGCATGAGGTCGTCGGGGTCCACGAAGATCCACGTGAAGTCGCCGGACTCGGTGCCGGACGCGGTCGCGTCGCAGGTCTCTTTCGCCATGATCTTGCCTCTCAGGCTGGTGATGCGCGGGTTCCTTGTCGGCTTCGGGGCTGTTCCCCTTGGCGTGGTACTACAGTGCCACGCTACCGACCGTGTGTCAACCCCCTTCTACGACGAAGGGGGCCACCGGCTTGCGGTGACCCCCTCCATGCCCTCCGGCCCTACGCCGCCCGGTCCACCGGCTGCTTGGTGTAGGGGCTGGACGTCTCCAGACGGGGCAGGACGGCCACGGGAGCCTGTACCTGCGGCCGGACCCCGAACACCGCGAGCAGGGCCGCCAGGGACGCCATGATGAGCGCCTGACGCTCCCCGGACAGCTCCAGCCCGAAGGCCAGGAAGAGCGACATGCCCGCCTGAGCGAGGTTGACCAGCGCCGCGTAGAGCGAGCCCTGATGCAGGACGACGACCAGCGCCACGGCCACGAGGCACGAGAGCACGGTGTTGATCACGCCCTGCTGGTCGTCGCTGACCTTCAGCCCGAAGGCGGCGGCGAGCTTCAGCGCGGCGGCGATGAACGCCAGTATGACGGCGGGCTCACGCCCGAAGATCTTCATCTATCAGCCCTCCGGGGGCGTAACGGTCATGGTGCGAGCGACCGGGATGGTTTCGGTGAAGGTGGCGGCCTCTACGAGGCTGTTCGCCAAGAGAGCGTCGATCACGGCCTGGTACTGCGCGTCCGTGGGGTTCTCGGAACTCGCGACTTCCACCGGCCCCTGAAGGGCGTTGCCGCCCTTGAAGCGGATGTAGAGCGAGTGCTGACCCGAGCCCGAGGGCTCTTCGAAGCTACTCCATGCCATGTGTAAACGCCTCCGTCATGCCTTCGCGGTGAACACGCCGGACTCGGACGCGAGGCCCTTCAGCGACGCTGAGCCGGGTGCTCCCGAGCAGTCCGCTTCGGACCACCCGAGGTTGTGCTTCCGGCTGTACGCCTTCCGGAAGTCGTGGAACGCCGTCTCGGTGGACGTGCCGTACGAGCCGTCCGCCGCGTACTTGGCGGAGAGGTACCCGAGCTTCTTCAGCGCGGTCTCGAAGGGCTTGACGTCCGCCGGGTGGCTGGTGGCACCCTGCGCGGCGGGGCGGTCGTGGTGGTACGCGGCGACGAGGTTCTTCAGGCTGACGACCGGCTTGGTCGACGGCGCGGGCTTGGGGGCGGTCTTGTAGACCGGGCGGCCGAATCCTGCGATGTCCCCGACGTACCGCACCTTGCGGGCGCAGACGTTGCCGATGTTGCCCTCG